GCTGAAACCGAGCAAGGTTATGATTATTGGGAAGCTATTGCGTCCACTATGCTTCAATCTAACACCCCAACCGAATTAACCCCTACAGTATGAGCACCGAGATAAGCCGATAACAAAATAACGATTGACTAAACCCACATAGATATGACAGTAAGAGAAGTTATTGAAAAATTACAGCAACACCCACCTACAATGGAAGTAATGGTGCGTAGTGTATTTGGAGAGTTTGACTTAGCGCCAGTTGAAAGGGTGCATTTAAAATCAGTCCGCTTCCATGATGATACGGAAGGTGGCCCCGAGGCCTATGATGATTGTATAATTATTAATGAGGAATAAATAACTACTCATGCTAACATGGAATATAAACAACAAAGACTTGCTGATATTAATTAAACAAGTTGAAGATTACGTGCTCAAAACAGAGGATGTGGTAAACATAAACATTATAAAAACCAAAGGTGGGTTTAAGGCTATCATAAGAAGCGAAGACCCTGAAGATAAATAAAGCCATGACCGACAAACTACGCTCCGACCTGACAACCGCAATTGAGGCGGCAACGAAACCCATTAAATGGGAATTGTATAATGAATCGGAAGACCATTATACATTTATCGATATTGCAGATGGGGTGCATCAATCCGATGTACTTAAAGACAATATTTATGTGATATGCATGGAATTTGAAGAAAACGGTATGCCATTCAACACGGCTGCCTACGTCGACACTTTACGCAAATTAGGGTATTAATCTTGGCACTACTCTTGCACCACAACCAATAAACTATGCCAGTAATCTCAATAATCCTCGTAATAGCCGTTTTAGGTGTGTTGGTGTGGCTGATAACTACAAGAATACCAATGCCTCCTCTGTATAAGAACATAATCTACATCGTTGCGCTTATAGCCATTATCCTATACTTATTCAGGGCACTCGGTTTATGGGAGTATGTTAGTGCTGTGAGAATTTAGTATATTTGAGTATGAAAAAGAAGTTCGATAGGCATTAGGTACTAAAACCTAATGTATGCATTACAGAGTAGCAGAGGCTAAGGCTGAAAATAATGCCAGATGCCATAGACTTCTAACAACTATCAATCCAGACCCATATCCTTGGGCAGAAGAATCAGGCAGTTTATATAGATACCGAACTTGTAAAAGAGGCACGGTTGGGTACTGGAAACGAAAAGAGATCACATTGCAGCAAGTAAGGGAATATCGCTCATGGAAACACAATCGCAATACTCAATTTAAAACAACAAAACCCCAACGGTTAAGTCAGGGTTTTGAAGTATAGGCCAGTTTTGCGTGTACACATTAAGCTGGTAATATTGGAATCAATTTCGTTACCTTATATGATTCCTAAATATCTTTCGATATGAACCCATAATTACTCATTATGGGGGTGTTATACAAACATAACACTATAATTCCTGCTGTGCAATACCTCTCTTTCCTATGAACAAAGCAATCATGGGGGTGCCTATAGTATCAATATAAATCTTCGCTAAATAATTTATTGCCGCGCACTTCTTTAGTGTCAATGGTTTGATTGGCGGCAATCGCTATCTGTAACCCTTCTTCTCTGCTAACGAATCTATCAAGGTTAGTAATAAATCCTTGCTCATGTGGGATTAAGGCGTGAAGCATCACCTTTCTATCGGCTTTATATTTATCTTGCGCAACACCCATCAATAGCGATAGCGTAGCAAAACAGTTGTGATGCCTTCTGCCGGTTACAACAAATCCTGTTTCTATATTCTTTGGTTGGTGCGGGTAGTTTGGGTTGCAGTCGTTAAACCAAATCGCAGCACAAAGTATTTTCTCGCTTTTCATATCCCTCTCACAAGTTTATCAAATTCGTCATAATGTATATCCAGTACATACGTAGAGCCGTCGATACTTACTTCCGTGGTGTCAACGTCGTCGAGCCATTGGTGTTTATTCTCAAAGTACGCTACTACGCTATCCAAATCTAATGTGACGCGCGTTCTAACTAAATCGTCTTCGTCCGGTTCTGTTAGACTACGTAATAAATCATCGTCTATCTGCACTACCCGTTTGTGATAGTCTGATAGTACCCATGTAGCGGTAAATTCGTGGTATCTAGGCATTATTTGTATTTATCTTTATTGAGTGGGCGAACCCTATTTTTAGCTGTTATTTCTCGTTTATGCTTTATGAGTGCCTTCTTACTTAGAGAACCCCCGACTGGTGTAACTGTTAACGGAGATTTATCTTTGCAAGTGCAGCCCTCTTTACCATACACTGCCGCGCCTATGCACATAGGTATTTCGTGACCTTTATACATGTGACAGACTTGTTTTATCGGCTTATCTCGAACCTTTAAGACTTTGCCCCAAAATATATCATCAATAGGCTCAAGCGACTGCATAGCGTGGACATTCTTTTTTGCAATAAACACAAGCAGCGGTATCTAATGCTTTATCCTTGTGGACTTGAATTAGCCCATGTTCACCACAGCGGAAATTAACGTAAGTGCCGTCATTATTCAATCCTAGCATTACTTTCTCTACTTTACTTAGTTTCTTTGGCTTCATATTAGTTATGGGATTTTTCTTGTGGTTCAATATGCTCCTCTAGCCAATTCTCTATATCGGCATGATTCACTTGTGTTAGTCTTTCTTTTAGTAGTGTATGGCTAACGGCGGCATATTTCTTGCGCCTTTTAGCCGACAACAAGTACTGCCCAAAAGTCAATAAATCCGCTCTTGTAAATAATTGGGTATCTATATTCATACGTCATCCTTACCTAAAGCGTTATTAGAATCATCCTCTGTTGATAGAAGAATAAAATTAGTTATAACATTCGCCCCGCAATCCTTCTCTGTTTCAGCCTCTATTTCCGAAAGCTGCTCATGCGTGGTTAATGCAGCCTGTAGCGTTACTATTTTGCGTCCAGTCATTGATTTTGCAACATAGGATATAAAATATCTGTAAGTCATACGTTGTCTTTTTCTTCGTTATAAATTTCCCAATCGGTTGCCTCAAGGTCACTAAGTGTAATAAGATAATCAGACTTGCTAAATGTTGTAAACGGGGAGCACACTAAAAACCTTCCATTATCAATGGTAATGCTCCATTTTGGGAGCTGTTCTTTTCTCCTAACCCTCCAACCAGCCTTCATTTGTTCCAGCGCCCATTGAAAGTTGTTGCCTTTCGTTTCAGGCTCGTATAGCTGCCAGTCTGTAGCGGAAGTCAACAGGTCGCCAAACTCTGATATGATTGACGGCTTGCCATTATCTATCATTCCGTAATAAATTCCAAGTGTTTCGAAATAAGAAATATCAGGACGAGAACTTACGCACACTCGCTTCCCTTCCGCCATCATTTCAACCGCCCACTCCCAACTTCCAGCCGCAACAACCTTTTGTTCAGGCGGCGTGTATCCCTTATTGATTGCTTCCTTGATTTGTTGACGCGCATTAGTGTCGGCGGTATTAACTGGATTATTGACTATCCACTCATAAATCTTACGTGCCTCAACAAATAACCTATCGCCGTTATAGCTTTTAACTGCAATGTCTATACAGTATTTGCGTAGTTCTGTTTCGTTGTCTTTCATGTCAGTTGTTTCATTTCCTACTGGTGCGCTCATAATCTTGGGGTTAACTTTTCAATCAAAGCATCTATTTTTTCTACCTGTGCTTCAATAGTAGTTCGCCGTGCTGCGAAGTCGTCATTAGATAGCTTAAAGAAATTATCAACTATTTCCTTGCGCTGTTTTATCAGTTCAGTTATTGCTTCGTTCATATCTTCTCTGTTTGTGGAAGTGGTGGTGCAAACATCCATACAGGGTATTCATTTTTATGAACCGGCAACCTTCCGCATGATGGTTCCCATGTTTCGGTTTCATCATCAAATTTAGCCATGCCTGCAAACCCTTCTTTGTTTCTAACGTAGACCCATATGCCATAAGGCGCTGATTTATACTTGGTAATATTCCACGGGGATTGTTCTGCCTTAGCCTCGTAACCAGCTAGGAACATCTTTTCAAATAGGGCAGTCCTATGCTTTGATAATTCAAAATCAGAAGTGTTTTCAGTAAGTATCTCGGCGGCTTCTTTTGCGGCTTTGGCTTGTTCTTGGTTCATGTTGTGGTGGTTTTTAGTTTATAGGTTCCTTCAGGTAATAACCCTAAATCGTAACCTTTGGATAATAGGTAGGCGGTGGTGGCGGGCGTTATTGCATCAAGAATAACTATTCCAGAGTATTTCCCATGCTGATAAAGAATGCCGCCTTTAAGGTGCCTTAGCTGCGTACGTTCCACTTCGGATACCCCAAATTGAATATTTATCACCTCCCTCATATGCTCCTCGGTCATGGCTGATAGTGGGATAAGGATAGGGGTAAACCTCGCTCGAATTAATGAGTATCTACTACCGTCTGAATCGAGCATAAACCATTCTTCCCGCATATGTTCGTACCCAGTTAACTTACATGTACCATATGGTGTTTCGCACTCAATAGCGCCGATATACAGTTGTAGATTATCCATTTGTAATATTTTCAGAGGTCCATGAATTTACTATGTGGTGTTGTGGATTTTAGGTACAAAGGGTGTTTCGGCGAGCCCCCCTTATTCTTACCAAAACACATTGCATCAGCACCATACAGATCCGTAAAGTATTTGGTACGCCATTGTAATTGTGGCCGGTCCGCTATGTTAGACCAACAAAATACAACTACCTTACAACTTCTCCTTTGAGAGGCTAGTAAATCGGCATATTCTGGATGCACTAATTCACTAATTTCTTTATCGTACAGCACCTCCGGATGAGCTGAAACCAGCGTGAATAGGTTATGCATAAAGAAGCCACCTCCGCCATTGTTAGCTGTGAGGGTGTATAGCCGTCTTATTGTTGGGTCGTCCCCTGTTTCATTTGCTGTGCTGGGATTAAGTCCCACATACATAAACAAGGGCTTACTGTCATCCCAAATTCGCCACAGCGCGAGCCTATGGCGATTATCATCTTTGAATACGGCTCCATTAATGCAGTTATCCATTGCTTTGTCCCTCCTCCTTAATTACCGCGTAACCGGCCTCAACTACCTTATCTGCCTCGTTGTATGACTTTCTGTAAATGAGCATATATATTTGTTTACGAGTTATATTGTATTTTTTAGCCAGTGATACTTGGGTTATCCCACCTGATTTAAATTCATTCCTTATAGCTTCTGCTTCCAAATTAGTAAACTTAGCATTGCTATTCTTCTCGCCCCACGCTTGCTTTGTGTTGCCCAAAACCTCCCTTGAGTGTAAATTATTCTCAGCATAGGTGCACCATTCTAGGTTGCTTACCTTATTATTTAATTTATCCCCATCTATATGATTAACGCAAGGCTTGTTTTTGGGATTTTCTATAAAAGCAATGGCCACTAGTCTATGGACATGCTTAGTTAATGCAGTGTAATTACTAGTAAGTGTAACCCCGTAATATCCGTTTGTGATATGCGTTTTACGGTAAGTAAACCCAACCTTATTTTTCTTTCTTACCCTACCTTCTGAACTGACTTGATATTTTTCATACCCCTCAATAGGCAGAATAATCCACGTCTCATCCTCTAATGGCGTATCTAGTGCGTTATGCAAACATGATGATATTGGATTGTTTATTGCTACTCTGCGTCGGCAATTAGATTTTACCGTAGCGCCACATAGGCAAGGTTTGTCTTTTTTAGAGCCAATAACCTTACCTCTCATTCCAATCACCTGCGGTATAGTTAATGTGCTCATTTATTTTCTTTTACGGGGTATTTCTCGTCCATTGTATCTCTAACAACCTCCGATAGCGACTTATCATTTTTTACAGCAATCTTTTCCCAATGATTCTTTTGGCCTTCTGTTGTTCTAACCTCAAATCTTTCTGTGAGGTCTTTTTTATATTTTCGCTTCATACCGTACAAAGATAAGTAAAGTTATTACGTACGCAAATTTGTTTAACAATTTTCTTTATCCTACCTTTGGAGCAAATAATAAGACATGGAAGGAATATCAGTATCAATCCCGTATTTGCAGAACGAAGAAAATGGTCAACTAAAGTTATCGCTAACTAATATAGGCGAAGGGGAGTACTCTATAAACTTTGAGCTGGAATTCGAAGCGTCGGATATAATTTCAATAGACGAGAAACAGTTACGCAAAGCACTCGAAATTCTTGACGGGCTAAAGGGGTCACAATGACAATCACACACGACATGGAGCCGCATAGTAGCGACATGATAAGCAAAGCTGAGTTACTGGCTTATTTAGAGAAGCGATGTGTGATTCACAAAAGAATTGAGTTGAATGCCAAGATTAGAACAGAAAAGCGAGTGAATCGAGCCATAGCTGTGGAACTGCTAAGAATGTATAGCGAAATTGGCGGCAATAAAACCGAAATAGAGAATAAATTAAAGGAATTATATAAAACAACAATAAAATGAGAATCCAAGCATCAGGCACAATAACTAAAGTAACAGTTGACGGCGAGAAGGGTCAATTAGTAATTACCGACAAGGACGATAGGCTATATGCCTTTGAGTTCTATAAGAAGGCCGAACTAATCCAAAACCTTAAAGAAGGCACCAGTGTAGAAGTAACAGCTTTTATAAATACTCGCGAATGGAATAACAAGTATTTCGTCAACCTCAACGGCACCGAAGTAAAGGTAGTTGGCGATGTATTGAAAAATGCAAGACCGGCAGAAGATAATAATAAAGAGGATGAACTGGACGATTCGCTACCCTTCTAGTATTTTTAGTTTCCATTCTAATTGCGTATATTTACAAATATGAAGAACTGTAGAAGATGCAACATAGAAAAACCGTTGACAGATTATTACAAACACGCCCAAATGGGCGATGGACACTTGAATATTTGTATTGATTGCACAAAAGCAAGAATTAACGAGCGGTTTAATAAGAAAATACAAGACCCCAGCTTCAAAGAAAGCGAGAAGCATAGGTCGAGAGAGAAATACCATAGATTATATGCAGGAACAATAACCGTAGACCCTGAGTATAAAAAGAAAACAACGGCTAAGTATAATGAAAGATACCCAGAAAAAGCTAAAGCTCAATTATTATCACAACACGTCAAGCCTCTAATAAAAGGCAATCAGATGCACCATTGGAGTTATAATATTGAACACGCAAAATCTGTTATTGAAATGTCGCCAATGGAACACGCAAAGCTCCACCGATACATAAAATACGACCAAGAGCGTATGATGTACCGTGGACTTGGTGGCGTATTGCTTGATACTAGAGAAGCGCATATTGCTTATTACGAAAGTTTAAAGGATAAGCCGTAGTGTTGCAAATAATTCTTGCACATATCATTTTTAGCACTATCTTTGAACTAACGACCAAAACAATCGTTCAAGACGTATGCCGATTTCTCAATTAATTCCTGTTACCTGTCTGAAAATCAACGGTAACACAGCAAGCCCTACTAACATAGGCATCAACCCTTACAACATTACGTTTGTTTCTCCAATAGGAGTGACGGGCAATAACCAAATCATGCTTGACGGCAATGATTCGGCTTACAGAACGCTTGTTGTTAGTGACAATTTGCAAGACATAATCCAAGCATGTAGCGCTGCTGGTGCTTATGAAGCAGGATTAACCACTTGTACCTGTATAGCGAAGGACGGCAATACGCTTGTTGCCCCGCTATCAATCATAGTAAACACTAGGTACGTGTCGGAATACATCCCATTGTATAATGAGGATGGTTCTTTCTATGGTACTAAGATGATTTATGTGCAGAAAATGAAGATTCGCGAATGGCGTAGACCGATAATTGTGTCGGAAGACCTTATTGGCGTAACTTCTGCCGATACTTACACCTACAGAGGCGAACCAAACAACCCTGCTGGTCAACAACCGGGCAATAAGTTTATCGTTAATATGCCACAAGGCGTATTTAAAACCACTCCCCTTACTACCGCTGCTGGTTCGTTCACTACATTTACATTGGAGAACTCATTTATCACCCCAACATCGGTGGTTATGTTTGAGATTGACGACTACGCTGGCACAACTGGTACTCCGGTTATCGAGGAAGCAGTTCCGCTTAACGGCTCAATTAGCTTCCGCGTAAACAACACGGGCGCTGCGGTACTGAATGGTGTGCTTACAATATCGTTTGCGGTAGAATTGTAACCGCTTATGATAGGAAAGGTGAGAGTGATTAATTTAAAAAGGAGAAAAGACCGTATGTTGAAAATGCAGCAAAGACTAGATGGGCGAAATATCCCGTTTGAAGTACTGGAAGCAGTAGATTTTCAGCAAACACCTATCTCTCAGGATAAATTATCACACACCGAGTACTGTTGCTTACAATCACATAAAAAGGCACTTGTGGGAAACCATGAGTGCCTTACTATTTTAGAGGACGATGTGATATTCCACCATGATTTCACCAATAGATTTAAGTCATTCATGTGTAAAGTGCCTGACTGGGACGGGATAATGTGGGGTTGCGTTCACATGACGCTACCAAAGTTCGTTAACCCGCAAGTAGTTCAGTGCACTTACACATTAGGGGCATATGCTTTCACAGTTAAACCTCATGTAGCCGCTGAGTTAATCGCTATGTACGAAGTAGGCGACAAACAATCAGACGTATGTATCGGCGAGTTACAATCCAAGTACAAATTCTATGCACCAACAGAAGGGTTAATAGGTGTAGAAAAAGATTGGTCTGATGTGAAGCAGATGGTTTACAATCCAAAGACATTTTATTTACGAGATAATTTTCGCTATCGTGATTAATCTATTTACCACATATTACAGGGATAAGAACGTTGAGCGCGACTGCGAGAATAGAGATGCCTTATTCGCTAATATCGCGAACCGTAGGATTGACGGTGTATGGATAATGAGTGAAGTTGAGCCGCCATATAAAGACATATGGTCGCCGATACCACATAGACCTACATTTCAAGACTTCTTTAACAAGGCTAATGAGGTGGTTGAAATATGGAAAGACGAAACTGTATACTCTATAATCTGCAACACCGACATTTATTTCAAAGACCTCGACCTATCACAACTAGGCGAAAATGAATGTTGGGCACTAACTAGGTGGGATATTCAAGAGAGTGGACGCGCAAGGTTCTTAAATAGACCGGATTCGCAAGACGCATGGATATTCAAAGGCAAAATAAAGAAAGGCAACTATAATTTCTGTAACGGAATTATGGGCTGCGATAACAGGTTAGCTCACGAATTAGAGGTTGCGGGATATAAAGTGCGAAACGTAAGCCTCGATGTTAAAGCATATCACTTACATTTGACGGGCGTTCGTAACTATAAAGAAACAGACAAGAAAGTGCCGCCGCCATATAAAACGTTGTGGCCTGAATTTATTGACCCTGAAAAGAATATGAAATGAATGCTAAAGAGGCAAAGGAATTAACTGATAAAATACGTAAATACGAATGTAGTAGCTTGGGCATTTACACTCGTATAGAAGCAGCCGCAAGAGATGGTCAATCTTGCATATATACAGGGATGCAATTTGGCAACCTAAATAGGGAGGTGCTAACCCAATTGAGTAAAGATGGTTTTATCGTAGAGCCGGGACATTCTGCGGGTGCTCACATAATTCGTTGGTAAATGAAAATATATCATATTGGACTAGCGGCAGGGACAAACGACGGGCTTTGCAGGGAACTGCAAAAGCTAGGTGAATACTATGAAATAAACACGTCAGTTAAAGGCTTAAAACACCAATGTGTAAATGAAGCCCGTGCGATAAAGCCTGATTTTATATTCATGCAGATACAGTCACCGGATATTATTGACGCGAGGACTGTGTACCAATTAAAACAAACAGGCGCAAAGATAGTTAACTGGACGGGTGATGTTAGACAGCCTATTCCGCAATGGTACGTAGAAGTGGGCGCTCATATTGACTACACGTTATTCTCGAATGAGCACGATGTAATTGAATTTACAAGGCTAGGACTACCAGCTAAATTTGTACAGATAGGCTACGACCCTGAAATATTTACTCCAAAAGGAATACCGACCAAAGTAGCGGACATAATATTTGCTGGAAATCATTATGGCGAACATTTCCCCTTAGGTAAATTTAGAGAGAATATTGCTCACACACTAAAGAGAAGTTATAGTTCAGTAGCGGTATTTGGTTCAGGATGGAATCCGACTGGCTGGAAGGACAACGGCATAGTGTCAGACCTTGAATTGCAATCCGCATTATATCGCGGCTGTAAAATAGGCGTGAATTGCTCACACTTCGATATTGAGCGCTATTCTAGTGATAGGATATTGCGAATAATGGGTTCCGGCGCATTTTGTTTAACCCACCACTATAAAGGAATTGAGAAAGATTATGTGGTTGGCGAACATTTAGCGACATTCACTGATATGAAAGACCTGATTAATAAGGTTGAGTATTATTTGAACAACGATACTGAACGCGAACGAATAGCTAAAGCAGGGCACGAGCACACTTTGAATAATTTTACATGGGCACACATGGTTAAAAACATAATGGCTATATGAAAACACTAGCCTACTACCCGCTACACTACGGCAAGGAGTATCTTGATATTTCCCTGCAATCTATTTTGCCCCACGTAGACAAAGTGATTATACTGTTTAGTTCGCGTCCTTCATACGGACACGAAACAGTAGACCGAAATCCTGATACGCCCCGTGAAATGATGGAGATATGCCTAAAATACCCCAAAGTACAATGGGTAGACATAACCGGAATACGTGGCGAGGGTAATCATCGCGACAGAATACTTAGATACGCGCAAGACTACGACTTAATACTAGCGGTGGACGCTGATGAGGTTTGGGGCGAAGATTTGCCACAAGCGCTTAAAATGGCTTACGAGGGAACGTCAAGGAATTACATGATTAGGGGATATGTAAATTTTTGGCGTTCCTTTAACCATATCTGCAAAGACCACTTCACGCCAGTACGGATAATAAATCTGAAACATGGCGTTGGTGAAGTAATAATCGAGGGTACGATTTATCATTTCGGAACCGCGCAATCGGAAGCTGTAATGAGATACAAGTATCCTATTCATGGGCACAAAGATGAAATCCGTCCGAATTGGCTGGAAGAAAAGTACTTCGCAGGCGCAATAAATGATTTACACCCCACATCAATAGGATTGTGGAACGCAGAACCATACGACAAAAAACAATTGCCTGATTTAATAAAGGGGCATGTAAATTACAAGAAAGCCGTAATATGACCCTAGGAGCCGTAATAGTAGAGAACCGTTTAAATGGCGCGTTCTCGTTAGCATGGAAGTCAGTTGAGAAACTAGGCATACCAATGGTGCATTTCGATAATCCCGATATTAAATCGCTGGAAGACTACAATAAACTATTAACCACGCCTGATTTTTGGGAGAACATAGCGTTTGATAAAATACTGATATTTCAAAGTGATTGTCGTGTGTTACGCACCAATATTCAAGACTTCATTCAGTATGATTACGTTGGTGCACCGTGGGACTTTCAGCAAGACGGCGGTAATGGCGGATTATCGCTCAGAACCAAATCCGTTATGTTGGATGTTATTAAAAACCACCCACGCGCAAAAGGCATGAATGAGGATATTTATTTCTCAAAGTATATACCTGAACATGGTAAATTAGCGCCGCGTGACGTGTGTATGAGATTCTCCGTTGAAACAGTTTATTATCCGACACCATTTGGAATACATGCGCCGTGGAAATGGCTACCAGTTGAACAGGTTAAAAAGTTAATGGTATCGTGAACGGCGTAGCTATTATAGCACTAGGCAATAAGGTCTACGGACAGTATGCTTTCAATCTTGCATTGTCAATCAAATGGAACGACAACGCGCCTATCGCTGTGATACACGATAATACTTCGCTTGAATCATTGTCACATGAGCAATTAGCTTATTTCGACCACCTCATTGAGTGTAAAGAGGATTTTAAAGGCGAATATCAGAAATGCAAGTTTCTTTTGCACAAACTAAGTCCATTCAATAGAACCCTGTATATAGACGCAGACAGCCTTTGGTGTCCACATCATACTTTAGACCCGTTTTTAACACATGATATACCATTGCAAAATAACTTTGCAATATCAACTTGCGGGTACTATAACATAAAAGAGGATAAATCCACGTCAGACAAGTATATGTATTGGGGTAGCCCTTATGAAACTGCAAAATATTTTAACATTATTGAGGGCAAAATGCCAAAAACATTTGCAGGGTTCTTTATCTTTGATAAGTGCGAGGCGGTAGATAGGGTATTTGAACGGGCATTAGAGGTTTATGAATCGAATGCTCCATGTTCAGAATGGAATAATGGTAAGCCTGACGAATACTGTTTTAATGTTGCGCTGATAGATTATCCTTTAGATTACGATTGGTGTCCTCAGTATTTTGACCACTTTATAGGATTCAAAACGCACCACCAAATAAAGAAAGAGTTTTGTTCTTTCGGTATGGCGGGACATAAATCACATCAGTATATAAAAGACCTGTATAATTCGCTGATAAAACAGTACGGCAACAAGAGAATTGAAACATTTGAATACGTAGATAAAAACACAGTGCTAAAAAGTAGAGAAGTATGGTGAACCCACAAGACTATAAGTACGGATTCCATTGCCAGAGAGGCGCAAAGACAAGACCGGTTATTGAAAGCCTTACCTTTATCTCAAAAGAAGGCAACCATTTCGTAAAAATCAGACCACTCGAAGAAACATTTGAGTACACTACAGATTACAGCGACAGTTACTTGCCGATGGAAACGAGATTAGCCAACGATTTCTTGGCGCTTAAAACCAGTAAAAGATGATTACGGAAGACCAATGGACAACCGGCAAAGGTCGGAGAATGGAATGGGACGTTGAAATTCTTGAACTAGGCGTAGTGAAGCAGGTTCACGACAATCTAAGGACACGCGATATAAAGGTCGTAACCATAGAGCAATATCCGCAGCACTTCACTATTACCGCTATTAACAGGATTATACCGCATACCGAAAAATTAGTTGTAGGTACACGCCAATACATAGAGGTAAATCTTGAGGGTAAAAAAACAATGAAGGGTGAATTTAAAAACATAATGTTAAGACAAATAGGAAGGACAGATGCTAAAACCAACGTTCAATAATATCAAGATACGCCCATATTTGTGGGGTGAAAAGACCAATGGTGGGTTATTTATACCAGAGCCATCGCAAAAAAGACTACAGCCATTCGGCGAGATAACAGCCGTAGGCGACGGTTCGACCGAAAAGCCAATGACGTTTAAGGTTGGCGACATAGTATTGCTTCCTGCAAAAAAGAACAACTACTACGACGAAGACAAGGTGAAGCACCTGATTTGCTCGCAGTACGATATTTACCTCAGCAAGAACGACAAATTACAAGCTAGACAGGCGTGGGTATTAATCACGCCTGAAAAAGAGTACGATGGCCCTATTGTAATGATAGAAGAAACTCTACGTCACATGGGTAAAGTTATATCAGTAGGCGAACAGTGCGAAGTTATAAAAGAGGGTGACAGGGTTTATTATGAGGGCGCAAGGACTATTTATTACCATGACGAAGATGGAACTACTTACGAGCTGGTTCATTACTTGGACGTAAAGGCGATTCTATGAAAGCCAACCATAACCACGTAATAGTTAAGGTTGACGAGGACTACGACCAAGTGCGCGGCATATACGTTGGACTAACCAATAACAATAAGGGCTACAATGCACCACGCACAGGAACAGTAATAGCAGCGCCAGACGAAATAGTATTTAGGGGCAAGCAAATACGCGCAATCCGTAAGCACCATGAAGATGTAGGTGAAACTAATATCCGATTGATTCAGTACTATACTAAGATTTCTAACCACTACGGCACAACGGCTGAATTAAAAGAAGGCGACAAAGTATGGTTTCCTTCGTCAGTGATGATGAATGACCTTAATGATTGCGGTGAATACAAGTCTATTCCATACCACTACATTTATTGCGCCAGTCGTGAAGACGAAGTGGTGATGTGTAACGGATACTTATTGGTAGAGCCTGTTATTGAGCAAAAGAATATGTTCTCTATTGACGGCAACGATAAAGTAACTGAAATGTGGGGCGTGATTAAATATCTCGGCTCGTTAAATAAAGGCTATATCGGCTACCCTGATATTGAAGACGTAGACGAATTAAAGGCAGGAATGAAAATCGTATTCAATAAAGCATTTCAGACACCATTGGAGAATGACTTGCATAAGCGATTTGACAAAAATTATTTTATCATGCACCGTAAAGATGTTTTAGGCTATGAAGACTGAAATAGAAGTGTTAATAACAAGAAAAACAACCGAACCTCATAGTAGTGTTCGGGCAGAGATTATTGTCACTAAAGAATTATTTACCATTACAGGTGAATTGGCTAATAATTTTGAAATTGACAAAACCTACAAAATAACTATTAGTGAAGTTTAAGCAGGAAGACTTCAAGAAGATGCGCTATAACCCAATGGAAGTTCCAAAGGGCACTAGTCTATTAGACCACTATCCGACGCTTAAACTTTATAAGGAGCTTGACAAAAAGGTAGTAGGGTTTGACGCTGATAAAATACTATCCTACGTTATATTCCTAATAGATGACAATTCGCCGTTCTTTAAAGTAGAGGATTTCGCGCAAAGGCACCGATTGGCCGCGCAGCAAGCCGGACTAAAGGAAACCGACATTGAAAAGCTGGATATAAAGAGTAACGTTGCCCTTAATTCGATATTCTCAGGCTATCTGCGGGTAGTAAACAGCGATGACTTTACGTTGTGGTTTTCTTTAAAGCAGAACTTCTACAACAACACTGAAATGATACGCGATGCTACACTTGAGGGCAACGACCCCGTAATGGCGGTAAAGCGTAAACAGGAAATAGGCATAGCGCTTAAAGATTCCCTGAACACAATCCGCGACCTAGAGGCTAGATTGTTTAAGGACGAAAGAATAAAGGATAGGGTTACGCAATCAGCAATGATAGAAATGGTTAACTGGACAGAACGTTTGGCTGACCCATCAGGCACAGTACATTGAGAGAATACACGATTAGTTGGCACCAAGGCTTAACAAAGCAAATCGGCGAGTTTCAGGTTCCTATACCTGACATGCCGGAGCCTAAAGATATTATCAACTACGGACTACCGGCGCATAAGCAGTTCTTTGTTCGCACTATTATCCCAGAGGATATAATCACACGCACCTGTTCGCTACAAGTTGAAGAAAAGTTTGTTGAGCGAGAATGGCACCGTAGGCGTAACGGCGTATGGATGTATATTAAGGGTGAAGCACATTGGCTCCCCGGCAAGTTCTACTACTTTATGAATTACTGGACGTGCGAGTATGGCGGGTTGCCGCACTTCCGTTTAGTGCAATTAAACGTAGCTCAGTTCTGGGAAATGTGCGTAGCTGATAAAGATTGTTTTGGAATGCTACTCATAAAGCCACGTAGGGTAGGCGGAACAGAATATGCGCTATGTGATACAGCCGAACATACTACTAGGGTAGATGAGGCTAGGGCAGGTATGCAAAATATGACTGACGACGACGCGAAAGCAGATGTCACGCGTATTAACAAGGCGCTAAAGAAGATGCCTCACTACTTTTTGCCGGTAATGGCAACTCCGTTTACCTCAAAAGATAAAGTGGTGTTCGACATACCTAGCGAGCGTCAAACTAAAGCAAAATCACAAGAGAAGTTTAAGAGAAGCGCTGAGAATAAGGGTATTAAGGTGCTAGGGTCTGAAATAATCATCGAGGCAACAAAAATATCAGGCTTCGACGGTAAACGTTTAACGCGCCACAGGTTAGGTGAGTGCCTAAAAATAGACCCCGCGCGGATGAACATTAAGACGCAATGGAATAACGTGCGTATGTGTATCTCGTTAAATAACGGGCAAGATTTAGTAGGTAAGGGCTATTGGGAATCTACAGTAGAGCAGGCGGAGGGCGGTAAAAACAAAGAACTAACCAACTTAAAGCAGGTTCAAGAATTATGGGAAGAATCAGACCCTATGATTCGCGATAGGAACGGGCGCACATTATCTGGCATGTACCGTCTGTTTATTGATGCATCACAAGCCGCCAAAGTGGATGAATACGGATATCCTGAATCAGAGAAAACGGTTAAATTCCTATTGCAGCAATGGGAAGACTGGACTAAGAAAGGAAAGTTTGACGATGTTTTGATTGACCAGCGCAAAAACCCGCTCACAATAGAACACGCGCTTACTCCAAGTAACGAGCAATGCCCATTCTTACCTCAGATACTAAAAGAAAGACTAGGCAAGATATTCCAAGGATTAGACTATAGAGGCGAAACTACCGATGTATTTGGGCGCGAAGTAAAAGATAAGGTAGGGAAATTTAATCTTATCCGCGAAGGCGGTCAGCAGGATGGTCGGGTTATCGCGGTTCCTGACCCTGAGAATGGACGGTGGGAAATGCTACTAGGACACCCAGAAGAAACCAACAAATCGACGTTCTCAAACAACGCCAAATATCCTACCAATACCGATAAGTATTGTATGGGCGTTGACCCTTACGATGACGCTACTACTGCCTCAGTCTATCATAGGTCAAAGGGAGCCTGTGTAGTATTTAGGAAGTTTGATTCATTATTAGATGGCAACAAATACGATGTAGTTCAAACTACAGAAGGCGAAATACAAAAACCACTTGCAGGACAGTATGCGTCGTTTATGCCCGTAGCAGTCTATGTGCACAGGCACGACAACCCTAAGCATTTCTATGAAGACATGGTAATGACGGCTCAATTCTTTGGATGTGAAATGCTACCTGAAACTAATAAGAAACAAATCATACCATACTTCCAAGAGCGAGGTTACGGTAGTTACATAATGTATCCACCGGGCTATATGTTAGACGGCAAAACAGTTCGACAGCCGGGGCTTGCATCTTCTACCAACGTAATAGAGGACTACATGCAAAAAATTCAAGCATACGTATCCGAATATGGCGACGCTATACATTTTGCAACGCTACTGAAAGATTTATTAATGTTCACTCCCGCCACACGTAAAAAGCGGGATTTATCAGTAGCATTCGGCTTTGCATTGATAGCCAACTCAAATCTATTTGTTCAGGAACTAGACGACGATATATCAACGTTCACCCTAGACTTCCATACTTTGTGATGCAATAATATTTTGCATTTATAAAAATATCATTACCTTTACTGAAATACCTTTAGCTTGCCGGATTATTTAGCCAATCAGTTTCTCAATACGTCTGATTTTATGGGAGGGAACCACCCCTTTCCAGACGAGAATATTGACCCCAAAAAGAAAGGCAAGGATTACTGGTTAAAAGTAGTCTACGCTACTTGGCACCTATACCTGAACAACAGGTGCATTGTGCCGTATAATTTCCCGTCAACAGGGTTTGATGATTCGGAATATTCTATAGACGAGCAACGCGCATATGCAACCGGCAAAATAAACGTCAACAAATACAAGCCATTATTAGCGCAACTATCTAAATCAACGCACCCTGTATTGGCTGGCAAGACCATGATGAATATTTCATGGAGGCAGGTTCCTATCATTCCTAAGTTCGTAGACATTGCCAAGGGAATGTTTATGCAGATGGATTACGACTTCGACGTTAATTCTGTTGACGCGCGCGACGTAGAAGAAAAGGAATTGCAAAAGGCGTTCTATAAAGTAGAGCACAATATAGAGTACCGCAAGTTCGTAGCGGGCATGGAAGCATTGGGTGTTCAGGTAAATAAAGAGGCCAAGGATAAGTTTGAGAGTGAAGCCCAAGTAGACCTAGCAGCAATGATGGGCATGTTTAAGGTAGCTCACGAAGCCGAACTATACACAGCGCTTAAAGCTACTATGGACGCTAGTTCATGGGACATTATTAAGGATAAGCTGTTTGAGGATTTAATATCTGTTTCCAAGACTGCTACTTGCACATACGTAGAGCCTAGTACCCAAACAGTAAAAACCCGTTGGGCTGATATACGCAATGTCATCAGCAGGAAGTCTCCGTATGAAGACGGTCGTACTATTGACTGGATAGGCGAAATAAGATACAATGTAACTATCTCAGAACTTCGTGAGCAATTCAAGGTCGAGGAAACTACATTGCGTAAAATAGTGAAGGACTATTCGCAGATGCGGAACTGGAACGCCACCAATATATACAATACAGTATATCAGGGGCAGTCATACGCGCAGAACGGATTCTATAGTTACGATGGATTTGGTGTTGACTTGCTTGAACTATACTATATATCCGGTGATACCGAAAAGTACACCGAGGTATACAATAAGAAAAAAGCCAGAACCTCATTCAATAAAGTAGGTAACGATTATCAGGAAAGCGAGGAAGGCAAGAAAGACGGCAAGAAACTGAGTACCGTTCGCGAGGAAAGACTATATAAGATAGTATGGGTTGTAGGCACTGACATATTAGTAGAATGCGGATTAGCGCACGATGTACCATATCAGGACGGCAAACCAATGTTGCCTATTCAGGTCTATGATACAAAAACCGTTTCCCTAGTTTCCAGAATGATAGGGTTTCAGGACGACATAAACCTTGCTACTTATAAATTTAGAAATGCACTAGCTAAAGTGCCGCCACCGCCACGCATGCAAGTAGAGCAACGTTCTATATCGAATGTTACGCTTGGCGGCACTAAGATGAAGGAAACGGACGTTATTAATCTGTTCGGAGAATCGGGCTTATTCCTTATGAATAGCCTGAATGACCACCGCCAACCGAATAGCGCGACACCCGGCAGACCTGTTACATACTTACAATCAGGTATAGCAGAAGACTTCGGAATGTTTATTCAGACCATAGACCACAACATCAATATGATGCGACTGGTAATAGGCATGAATGAAACCGCTGACGGTTCTACTCAGGGCGAAAGAAAAGCAGTAAGGGTAGCGCAAATGGAAATGAATAGCACTAATAATGCTTTGTTTCCTATACAGCGTGGCTATATATCAATCTTTGAGCGCACAATGGACGTTGCTATGTGCAAGTGGCAGATAGTAGCAAGCGGCGGCAAAGAAATAAAATACAAGGGGCTTAATCAGTCTACTTACGATATTATTAAATTAGGCGCAACACATAGTGCGCGTAATTTCGGCTTAAAGGTTAAAATCCTGCCGACCAAAGAAGAACTGAAACAATTCTTGGTGAATATCGAGAACATGTACGCAGGTCGCCAACAGACAGGACAAGGCGGTATTAGCTACGAAAAATACATCATCCTCACTAGAATAATTCAAACCGGCAACCTAGACCTTGCTCAGTTGATGGCTGTTCAATTGGTCAACAAGCAACGCCAAGAAGACGCAGAAACCAAAGCGCAGGATGTACAACTAAATGCTGACCAGCAAATACAATCAGCACAAGCCGCCAACGAAATGAAGATGGGCGAAATCCAGATGGAAATCGACCTGCAACTCAAGGCTGATATGCAGATGAAAGATTTGGATTTCCAAATGAAAGAACTGGAATCGCAACTTAGAATGCAGGAAATGATTTTGCAAAGTAAACTTGCAAAAGGCGAAATAGAAACTGTAGAGCAGTTTGAAACTATGCGCACCACTATGAAGTTAGCTATTCAGGAACAGAAGGACGCTTTAATGGCGGCAACTCAAATAAAGATAGCTGAAATATCCGCAGCAGCTAAGAAACAAACTGCTAACAAATCGAGCAAGAAAGTTGCGTAATTCAGAAATTTAAATATACATTTGTATCATGGGAGAAAATAGTGCCACAATGGATTTAGTTGCCGCAGCCGTTCAACGCGCTAGTGGGCAAGAACAATCAGTTCAACAAGAACAGCAGGCTCAAGAAACCACGCAAGAACAGTCAGCTACAGAGCAGGCGCAAGAGCAACAAACTACTACTGTTACAGAAAAACAATGGTGGGAATCAGTAGAGAATCCAACAGAGTTCCTTGAAAACGCTAACAAGTACAAAGAGATAGCCCCAAAGGTTACTGAGTACGAAGAAAAGTTAAAGGGCTACGAAGGGTACGTTAAACCAGCCAACGATTATGTAAAAGGATTAAACGACCTTTTATCGAGTGGCGCTGACGAAGGTAAGATACGTGCTTTTCAAAAGGTAAACACGGTAGCTTTCGACAAACTCAACCCCATAGATAAGGTTTCGCTTCAATTGCAACTTGATAAAGGTTGGGATGAAGACCGCGTTCAGTATGAGTTGGGCAAAAAATACAGACTTGATCCTGACGTATATACAGAGGATGAAGTAAGTGATTCAAAGCGCCAATTACAATATGACGCTCAGGACGCTGAAAAATTCCTAGGTGACTACAAGAAAAATTTTGAGATACCAAATCCTGCCAAAGAACAAGAACAACTTGAACTAAGGGCGCAGGAAAATCTCAGGGAACTGGATAAAATAGTGCCGCAGTTTAAGTTTGAAGGAGTAAAAGTTGGCGACTTAGAATTTAAGCCAACTGACGAATTCAGCCGACAACTGCCGGAAATGACTAAGAATTTAATGATACAGTTTGGGATACCGCCGACCACGGAGGGTCTTGAAAAGGTTAGACCTGCTGTAGAAGCTGCTTACAAGGCAGCGAGCTTTGAGAATGCCGTAAAACATGCTGCTGACGAAAGGGAAAAAGCTGTACGCGCTGAATATAACAACCCGTCTAGGGACAGACGCGGTGAAGAGCAAGGACAGATAACTACCGATAATCAGAAAATAGCACAAGCGATATTGTCAATGCGTAAGTAGGTAATAAGCCAAAACGGGATATTCCCAGATTTTGGGTTTTTAACACATAAAAACCCAACAAAACAATGCCTTATAGTAACAACGTAAACCCTAACCCCGCAAACTCGCAAGGTGTTAGGCTTCCCGTGGGCACAGTAGGCGGCGGTGCAAACTCCGGCGCGATACTAGATGCTTACGATGAATCAATTTTCCCTCTTGACAACTTACTACAGTTGTTCCAGCAACACGGCGTAAAGCCCGGCTACCGCATGGCGCTAAAATCAGTAGGGTTCAACCTGCCGGTAAACACGCTTGGCACAAGTCACTTTGAAACCTCATGGTACAAAAACAACGTAACCGTAGGCTCAATAGTAACCCCTGCCGCCGGTGCTGGTAATGACATGGTAATTGCTATTGACCCTGATGATATGTGGTCTGTGCCGGTTGCCGGTAATACCCTGAGGTCTTCTTATCCAAAAGAAGGCGATGTGCTAGTATTTGACGCAGGTATAAACGCCCGTGTTCAATCTAAGAACACATCTGTTAACCCTCACCAACTGACACTTACCCCTGTACTTGCGTCTACTGACCTTGACAGCTACGTGGTTTCTGGTGGTACTTATTTCATAAGTCACAACTCGAACCCAGAAGGCGCTCAAATGGGTAAAGGCCGTCAAACCCGCGTATTCAAATACACCAACTCTCTAGTAGAGATACGCGAAGCAGCTTTCACCTCTGGTACTGCGCTAACACTTGGCACTGCGTTCCAGCCTGTGCCGGGTCAGGATGGCACTTTCTTTATGCTAGTACAGCAACAAACTACCCAACGCTTCGAGGATTCATGCTCGAACGCATTGCTGTTTGGTACTAACTCAAACAACGTGCAAACCGTATCTCCGGGTCTTGGATACACCGTTAATGTACCGGATACCGAAGGTCTTGTAACATGGGCTTCATTATATGGTCATGGCGTTCAAACCAATCCGGGTTTCACCACCTTTGCAGATTGGAAAGAATCGCAGCAAACTATCGTGAACGAGCAAGTACCTACCGATACTTACTTCGCATGGCAAGGAAACAGGGCTTACACAGACGTTATAGACGTTTTGCGTGATTACCTAGGCGACGTTGACAGGTTCGCAGAAGGCACAGGAAATGACATCGCAGTTAAAGTAGGTTTCAAGTCTATTGAGTACGGCGGCATCAAGTTCATGTTCAAGAAACTGCACGAATTTGATGATATTAAAGGTGCAGGTGGCCCCGGCTATCAGTTCACTAACTGGTCAATACTTACACCTAACTATATGGTGGAGGGACGCGACCAAGCAGGTGCAGCTAAAGCAATGCCGTCTATAGGTTACGTATACCGTTCTTACCAAGGCTACAACCGTGAAAACATCGTAAGGATGCAAGACGGTACTGGTCTATCTGGCAAAATGGTTAACACTGACCTTGACATGCAGAAAGTAGAGTACAGCGCGAACATCGGCGCTCACTTCGGTTGCCCTAACCAAGTAATTGTAATGGCACCAAATATTTAATCAACCAAGGACGGGGCGGCGTAACAACCGCCCCTAACCCTTAAAACAAGGACAATGCTATACGTAGATAATGTAAAAGTATCAGCTAAAGAGCTGGAAGACAGGTTTAAAGTTACCTTGCCAAAAGCAGAGGTATTGACTTTTGAATTAACTCCAAGAAAGAGGAAATTCAGCTATGACAACAACGTAGAGGTTCACCCGCCATCAATAAAGATAAGGAGTTATTTTTCTGCTTCTGATAACACGGGTCAATCATGCGAGATTCGTTTTGCTACTGGTTCACCGGTTCGCAAAAAAGACAGGAATGGTAACGTTGATATGGAGTTCCCAGAGAACTTTATTACGTGGTCTGGAAAGACAATGATATTCGACCCTATCCGCGATAGAGAAAGAGTTCTATACTTGTATTTGAATGAGGCTTGCGGTAATAGCCCGTTCTGTGCTAAAAAAGACAAAGCTACTTATGCGATTAAAGACTTTAACGCAGAGGCAGAACAAGAAAACCTAAAAGACGACTACCTGCTTGACGCACTTACTATTGTTTCTCAATTGAGCGACGAAGACTTGCGTTTCAGGGCTAAAGGCCTTGATATACATAGCGTGGACAAAATGACCACCGAACAAGTTAAAAGAGAACTTAATACCCGCGCTAAAACTAATCCGTATGAGTTTATACGATTAATGAAAGGTAAGGAAATAAAAGTTACCGGAATTATCAGGAACGCTATCGACAAGCAAATAGTAATTGTCAAGAAAGTAGACCTGAATGATTCATGGGTGTGGAATCACGGGATACAGAAAGGAACGTTTATGTGCGTGGTTAAACCACAACACAGAGGCAAGCCTAGCGTATCACTGATAGAGTTCTTGCAAACATCTGGCAACGAGGACTGGTACGGTAATATTATGACCGCCAATGCAGAAACTAATACCAGTTCCAATATATCGAAACTGGCTGACATGACACCTGATGATGATATTGGCGGTGTTGCTGAGAATATAAGCGACAAAGACCATTACTCTATAGGTATAGCCAAAGGGGTGCTCCAATTGGACGGCAACACGGTATATACCAAAAACAAAGGTAACGGCGAGCGTAAAGATATAATGACGTTCAGCGAAAACGCAAAGACTGAATTTAACAACTTCATCGTTAAGCCTGAAAACGGTAAAATGATGCGTGAAATAAACCTTAAAATAAGCAAAGCCTAATGGCAAACATAATCAGTCTGGATTTTACTGTCACGTTTGACCTCGATACTAACTCAGCCACAGTAGGCAAGTTTCTTATCGAGGACATAACGGGTTACGCTGGATTAGGTATAAATACCAACAACGTAATAGGATACTTCGACATAGTGTATCCTGACGGCACAATAAGGACTGGTTCTTTTGGCTCGCCTGATATTTTAGGCTCTGCTTCATTGGAGTTTAACACCCTTGATATTCCAACGGATATTAACGGGGATTATCTTCAAGGGGATTACAGGTTTACATACTACGAGAGAACATCGGGCGGCGTACTGCCCGGTGATTCTCAATTAGCTCAGTCGTTTAAGTTCTGTCCACCAATACCTGTGAATGCTAATATATCTGTTACTACGGATTGTATACTGCATAAGATGTCTGTAGTGGATTTAACTATGTACCCGGCAACATCCGTTCAAAGTAAACTAATAACGCTTACACCGCCGTTAAACACGGGTCAAACTACCGCTACTACTACGGGTTCAAATATTGTTTACCAATTCACGCATACAGGCGTGTATACGGTAACGATTCAAAACCAAGTAACCGTAGTAAGTGGTAATTTCACTGTTGTAGGATTATGTGTAGCTACCAAGATGGTACAGGTTGACTGCAACGTCAATATGTGTAAGCTGGTTAACTGCTACAACGATTACATAACGGATGCAGAAGCAGCTATTGCTCAGTACGGCTCGTTAAACAAAATACCTAATAACACTTACTCTAAGTACGAATTGATAGTAGGCTGGTATATAGGGTTTATTCAATCCTATAATTGCCAGTTATACGACGAAACTACGGCTTACTACAAGAAGCTAATTAAGGCGCTGAAATGTAATTGCGGTTGTTCTGGAAATGGCACACCTCAGTTGATTAACCCGTTCGGCCAAATCAATACTGGCCCCCCTGGCCCTCAAGGAGCAACTGGTGCTACCGGTGCTCAGGGCGCAGCAGGAGCACAAGGACAAGCGGGCGTATCTATTCTTTATAATTCTAACACGGATTCAGGGACAGGGGCTAACACCACTAATACGGTGCTCAAAACATATACGCTGCCAGCCGATACTTTGAGTGATAATGGCGATGAGTTGCACATCCGCGCTATATTTAAAGTTGGCCTTAATGCCAGCGCTAAAACGATGCAGATATTCTTTGGCGACCTGTTATCTTCTGTAGGAAATCTTAGCGTTAATAACAACAATCTTTTCACTTATCGTTTTGAATTTAATTGTGTTGTTTCGCGTCGCGGTGCAGCAACTCAAACGATATTTACGCAGACTATCCTTTATGGACTACCGACAAACACGGTACTGAATCAGTATACTGCTACTAACGATTTTACCACTGCTTTAGTAATAAGAGCAACAGGACAGAATGGAACAGCTACAGCAAATGACGTTGTGTGCGAGCAATTAATGGTTGAATTACACAAAACAGTATAGATGCCCCAGATACTACCTTATGAGTACATAGAGATAACCGCAGGTGGTGGCACTCTTAATCTTACCAACGATGATTATAAGTCTATATACATCGCTTTTGGGGATACTACTTTAACTTCATCATGGACGGTACAATTGAATGGCGAGGAAACGCCTACTGTTGGAACTGTCTTTCAGTTTATATATAACGCCACTATAGTTCTTAATGGCAACTCAATAACTTTCTTTGGCAAGGATATAGATAACTTCGCTGATAAAGTTTGTAAGATTACCTGCGTGTATGGGTTTGACGCTGATTTCGGCGACAATAAATGGAACGTAATAGTTAGCCCTGATTTTGAGGGCGTAGGGTTTATTGAAACAGAGGATATTGCTGATTCGGCGGTCACCACTGCGAAGCTAGCAGCTAATGCAGTAACCACAGTTAAAATAACAGACGCAAACGTCACAGTATCAAAACTTGCTACCGATTCTGTTACTACTGTTAAAATCGTTGACGCAAACGTAACCGCTGCGAAACTAGCAAGTGACGCGGTAACAACAGTTAAGATACTTGATGCGAATGTAACGACAACTAAGATTGCTGATTCCAATGTCACTACCGCAAAAATAGCTGACAGTAATATAACTACTGCGAAGATTAATGATTCAGCTGTAACTACAGGCAAGGTGGCTGATTTGGCTATTACTGGCGCTAAACTAGCAGATACGACAATTACAGTAGGTAAAATTGCATCGAACGCAGTAACCAATGTAAAGGTATTAGCGGATACATTGCAGCCATCCAAGTCAACCCAATTGGCGAGAACCGAAGTAATCACAGCCTTTGTAAGTTTCGAAACAGCAGAACAAGGCACTTACAAAGTGTATTGTCCGTATAAAGGCAACGTGACAAGCGCTGCATTTAGCGTAACAAAAGCGTTATCCAACACAGATGACGGCTCAATAATATTAAGGAATGACGCAGGAACCGTAATGACTGGCGGAACTCTGACAGTTCCATTATCTAGTGCAATAGGAACCAACATAGAGGTATCGCCAAGCGCCAATAACGCAGTTGACCCCGGCGACTATATTCAGATGGTTATTTCAAAAACCACAGTAGGCGGCAAAGGAACAATATTCATAGGTATAGAAAGACAAGATAGCTAATGTACTATGATAGATGTAAACAGCGTAAAACTCCAAATAGATAATCTTTCTAAGAAAGACCAAGCTGGCTATTCTACTAAGGATGAATTTAACCTTGACCTAAACGCTGCGCAGACTTTCTTATTCCAATACTTTTACAAGCAGTATCAGGATAGCCAAAATGTCGTTGATGCGCTTGAGCCATTTCTTTTAGACGTTCAATTACCGGTTGCTATAGATGGGCGTGTTGATTACCCAGTAGATTACGCGCATTGGGCAGGCATGTATTTTAGGATGGTTAAAAATAACCCATGTAAAGACCCTACGGTATCATGGTTGCCTATTGACCTAATGATGGCAAATGAGTTTGCGTACACGATGTCTAACTCAATTCGTAAGCCTAGCATTGAAAACGAGATACTTCGCTACAGAGCGGTTAATAACGCCATGTTTGTGTACCCGAATAACCTTAAGAATATTAAGTTGGTGTATTTTAGGAAGCCAATTGACGCGCTATGGAATACTATTACAGTAGTTACACCAACAGAGGACATAGAAGAATACGACCCTGCGACATCTATTCAATTAGAATGGAACAAAGAGCAGGAGCAGGATTTCGTGGATATAATGCTATTCTTACGAGGCATAGAAATACGCGAAACAGCATTGATACAGTTTGTTAAGCTAAAACAGAAAGAGGGTATCGTTAATTAATTATGGGCTACACTAAGCGCGAACTGGCAGACCAGATACTATTAAAGGTCAACGGCGGCAAACCGTCGCAGGATACCCGTGTGCGCCGTGAAGACATCTACAAGTATGTTCCGGCAGCAGTTAATTACGCGATGACTAAGCAGTACTACATCAATAGTCAAGATGGGTACAAGCAATTACCCGATGATTTCATAGCTACTTATGAATCAGTGCCAGTTCAATTTAATGCCGCGCGTGAACTATACTACGTGCAGTTACCAGCGCGAATAATATCATTACCTAGGAATATTGGGTTAGATACTATTAGCCCAATGAAAGGGTTTACTAACTTCGTTGAAACGTCATTTTCATCACGTCAATTAGATTCATATTCACTAAAACACATGGCTGACCAAGTGTTGTATTGGATAGAGTTTGATAAGGTTTACTTTGAACAGTTGTCGGATTTGGTTACTGAGTTACTTGTTCGAATGATTGCAAGTGTTGATGACCTAAGCCCTGACGACCAATTACCGATACCGCCGGGTATGGAGGTAGAAGTGCTGAAAATAGTAGAGGAATTTTTCCTTGAGCAGAGAAAGATACCAGCGGATACATTGGATAACAATAATAACAACTAATGCTGACGCTAGACGAATTGGTGCGAAATGTATGCGAGGAATCGGGGGATACTAAGTTTAAAATGTATCCTAAGTTTCTCAGGTTAGCGATACGCTGCTATCGTGACTTAGGGCTATTTGTGATACCTACCATAAAATCCGTAGAGTTACCAATAAATAACAATAATACTGTAGACCTTCCGGCTGATTTTATATACCTAAATAAGGTAGGTATTTGCTGTGGTGGGCGCATTGTGACGTTATCGGTAGACGACTCGTTGTGTATCCCAGAAGAATTATGTTCGTGTGCTGATATAAACGAAGAAATTTCACACGTTAACGGGTGCTGTACTGGCGCAATCAACCCTAGTGGCACCACTGCCTTTTACGGGTGGAATGGTGGCTACGGCGAGCTATATGGACTAGGCGCAGGATACAACTGTTTAGGGTATTATCGTTTTGATAAAGAGAACCAAAGATTAATACTTAATTCGGGCTATCCAAATCAGCTGAAGCCCACTATAATTGTAGAGTATAAGGCTGACGGAACCGCGAATGGGGTAAGATACGTACCAGCGGAGGCGCAGGAAACAATAATTGCTTGGATAAACTATAAACACTTTCTGCAAAGCAACAGGGGTGTATCTGAATCGGAGTGGTACAAATACACCATTAACTACGATAAACTCATTAAGCTATACGGCTCAATGAATATGGAGGACTGGCATCATACAGTATTGCAAACCATCAAATCCTCACCTAAAAGGTAATGGCTAAAGAACACCAATCAAGTAAAAATGAGTTCAAGGGTGGACTGGATTACGATAGCGACAAGCTAACTATAAGTCCAGACAACTATACTTATGGGCTTAATATCCGCAATGGTGTAGCAGGTAAAGGAAAATTCGGAAGAATAACCAATGTCAAGGGTAATGCTAAGGTTAATTACTTATTGCCGGGCGGTATAAATAAATGTATCGGCTCGTATGAATACACCCCTACTGACCAAGTATTTTACTTCGTTTACAATTCTAATGCAAATCACACGATATTAAGATACGATGGTGCTTCTATAATTGAGGTAATGCGTTTTGATTTTGGCTGGACGGAAGACCAAAAGATAACCCATATTGATTTAGTTGATGGCAAGCTATTGTATTGGGTAGACCCCAAACCGCGTAAAATAAACATCGAGAAAGCCATCAATGTCGGCAAGAAGAAAAAGTGGAATTGGTACCTAATAGGCGACATAGTTAGATTACAAATAACCGACGAACAAGGTACAGTTTCTGATTTGGATTTTAATGTACCGGCGACTACATTAGAATCCATAGTAGATACCTTAAATTTTATTCCGGTATTTAACCGTGGACTTGCCGCAACTCTATGTAGCGGCAAAGTAGAAATCGAGCAACTGACCGCTGACAACGGGTACAATATAGAGGGGCAGTTAGAGTCTATTGTTGTTGCCCAGAACTTTTACTCAGAGATATTTGAAGAAACTGTTTATCGCGGCAAGTACCCGTTTCCATGTTTTCCCAACGTAGCGTTACGAAGAAACAACGATGTTACCTATAATTATATTGAGCAGCGAATATTCCAATTCAGAACCTCTATAGTTTATGACGATTATGACTACTCTGTAATGAGTGCCATATCTGATATAACCGTTGATAGCTGCAAAACAGGACACAATTATATTGAGGTCGATTTCACAATAGGTAAACTTAACGACCCGGCTCAATTAGAAATAGTGCGCGCAGTCAAATTATATGTTCGCGAAATAGCCGACATGGACACTACCTATGCTAATGCACCGTGGAAACTTGTTAAAGAAATAACCCAAGGCGAATTATGGGACTATTCAAATCAATTAGGTACAAATACTTTTGACTTCTATAACGATTCCACTTACACCGTTATAGATGAAGCGTACTCCACTAAACAGTATGATGCACTCGGTATAGAAATTCAATGCTCTGAATTTACCGACAATAGGTTAGTTGACGCTAATTTTACAGAAAACTATGAGCAACCGTGTAATAACGATACTATTGACGTAGAGTTTCTCCCGAAAGAAAACCCGAATCGCTTTAATATAGAGGGCGTAATAAGAGTAGCAAGCGCGGCTCAATTTAGGGGGCCAGTAATATCGAATAGTGGTCGCATAGGGGCTATATACAGGACTGGTGAAAACCTATTTAATGAGGTTGATATTCCGGTTTTTGGCGGCGCTGATTCGCATAACATACTTGAATGGACTGGCGCTGGCGCTTATCAATATTTACCAGAGGGCGGATGGCCTATATATGTAGCCGGAACTGACTTGCTTACTATTAGTAAACAGAGAAAAATAACCAATCTCTCATACCTGCCTAACGGAGTTATTGACGCTACGGCCGCTGGCTCTCAGGATGAATTAAAGGGGTGGTATAGCGATTACGAGGATGGCATTCAGACTGGCAATATGCTTTCTGACTTTAAATTAGAAGGAGTGCCGTCTGGTCGATATGTTATACGGCTTGGTTCTCACAATTGTTCTTTTGGCGACAAGCTAGGATTTGGGCGGTTATACGACCTCAATAACAATTTAGGGTACCAAAGAACCAGTACACATGTTTACGGCATTTTCGACCCTGATAACAATTACAACCAGATAGGCGATACCGAAATGGTAATCCAAATAGCCGACAATGGTGATTACGAGTTAAGCTCTCCGGGGTATGGTGCTATAAGAACAGGCAATATTCCTTCTGGCGGCTCTGTGTTTATCGGCGACTATATAGTTATGGATTTAACGGAGCCTGCAAATTATTACGATTCAGCGGATGACGATAAGCAAAACTATATCACTGGGTACTTGTATGATGGCGGCGGCGTAGGAACCTTACAGGAAGTGGCGGCAGGCACACCAATAGAGCGACAAGTAATTCAGTTGGATGCCGGAACCAATCAGGCAAGCGAGGGCGTAATACAGCCGCTAAGACGGCTAATAACAGACCATAACGGGTTCTTCTTCTTTGGTACTTTTTATGGCGGTAAGAAAACGTCTGATTCTAATTTGTTTTCTTATATCCAGTTACGGGCTTATGGGGCGTCACAAATCAATATCAAAACGGCACTTGACGGGCATATCGTTGGTAACCTTGACCAATTATTTAATCTAACCGCCGTTCCTGATAATAGTGGCTTTATAGAGGTTCAAGATAAAATTCACACCTCTTCTGTAATATATAACGCAAACCAAAGTTTTTATAACCAACAAAGAACCGTTGTCCAAGGGACTATTATTGACAACACGGGTAACGGTGTAGATGGTGTTTCTGTCGTGTTAACCAGAACGTCGCGCTCACAGGATACAGACATGAATGGCGACTATTCTATAGTGGCTTACTCTCAGGCTTATTCCCCTAATGCCGGCGGGTATTTATTCGGTGAGCCTCAATTTTCACCTAATAACACTGGCGGTAATTTTCCCGGCCCCGGTATTCCTGTTCCTGCAATAGATGGTATATTTAAAAGGACTTTGGATTACCTGATATTTAATACAGGCATTGATTGTCCAGTAGTTTATACTAACGGCGATAATTACTTTGTTTACGAGGTTGATATTACATACCCACTTTATAACAATACTACGCCGTACCCTATTTCCGATATAGTGTTCAACCGCCCTGTTTCTTATTTAAAGAAATATTTAAAGAGTGGCGGAAGCTATTCTTTCGCAGAGTTATGGGTGGACGACATGAATAGGCGTTGTTCAATCAGCACCAAGACTGACTTTGACAAATATATCCCATTTATTACTGAGGACGTAAATAAATACTACCCGAATATACCGTCGCAGCAGGCAGAAGGGTCGTTTAAATTAACGCTTAACCTTAACGGCTCGCCGCCTGATTGGGCAGTAAAGCTATATATTCTAAGAACCAAGAACGCCAACTATAATGCGTATCTGCAATTTCCAGTTACGCAAATAAAGTATGCCTACGGATACGATTCAGATGATGATTCTATATTCGAAACTACTTATCAGAACAGGGATGCGAACCTAATATTTATTGATTTACTGGGTGCGCTTAAGAATTACAAAGAGTATAACGCGGGTTCTAATAAGAATTGGGTATTTGAGGAAGGCGACAGAATTCGATTCATAAGAACCTCTGATGGGCAATTGTTTGACAGGCTTATTGATTTGCCTATACGCCAGCAAGTAGGCGATTACTATGTCATAGAGGCCGTAGATGACTTGCCGGAGTTAAAGCCGGGCACCCTAATAGAAATATTCAACCCTAAACTAAAGACGGATACCGATTTATTCTTTGAAATACCTATTTGCGTAGACATAGTAAATGGTCAATACGCCGTAAATTCAGTTGAATTAATTACTGGCGACACCTACCGCAGAGGACGGAGCGTTACAGTTGATGGCGTTGGTGGTATAAGAAGCGCTATAGAAGACGCTGCGCTATCAGATTTTTATGCATCTACTGTGCAGGATATAGGGCGCATCAACTTTGAAGACGATTCATTTGGCAGGTTAAATAGAACACAAGCATTACGTTACTCGAATCAATACGTATCCGATACTAAGATTAATGGATTATCTTCATTTGAAGGCGCAAACGTTATTCAGTTAGAGTATCAATACGGCGCGATAAATTTCTTAACTAACACTTCTGATAATAATTATCGAGAGGTTCTGTTAGCTATTTGCTCAAACAGGGTAGCTAGTATTTATGTTGGTGAGGTATTGTATTCTGATGTGCAAGGTGACGCCTTTATCGCTACTTCTGATAAAGTACTAGGTACTAATAGGATGATGCTAGGGGAGTATGGCACAGTAAATCCAGAATCAGTAGTAGTGCTAGATGGCAACGTTTGGTTTTGGGACGGGATAAGAGGCAGATTTATAAAATACTCAGTAAACGGGCTTAATCCTATTTCCGATTACTTCATGGCTTCATACGCACAGGAAAAGTTACGTCAATACACAGGGCTTAATTATAAAGTAGACGGCGTATATGATAGGTATTATCGTGATGTGATTTGGACATTCTCAGCAACAGAAGAAATACCGGCAGAAACCTTAGCGTTCAACGAGATTAAAAACCTATGGACTTCATTCTTTTCATTTACGCCGGAAGAATATTCTACTTTGAACGACAAAGTGATTTCATTCCTGAATGGAGAATTATGGGTGCATGATACCAATGAAACGCGCGATAACTTTTACGGTATACAATACACTTCACAGGTTAAATTCGTGCATAATCTTAACCCGTACCAATTGAAATTATTCTACTCATTCAGAGAGAATGCGAATAAGAAATGGTACCTACCTGACATTACCACTATACCAAATAGTTCGTATCCGGTGGGCATGAAGTCGAGGGTTAAAAAGAACAACATAGGGTTGTATGAAGGTGACTTCTGGGCTGAATTTTTACGCGATATGAACGACCCTGCATTCTACAATCAGCCACAAGTAAATGCTTTACTAAGAGGCAGGATGTTGCGAGGCGGGATGCTAGAAATACTATTGGAGAACGACGACACTACTGATGCTGATTTGAAATACTTTGAGGTCTACAGTTATCCATCAGACCAAACTAATCCGTAAAATAACTATATTTACAGTGTATGATTCCTATCATGGCAATAATGGGCGCTGCTCAAGGCGCAATGCAACTTATACAGGGCGTTAAGCAAGGTAACCAAGCTGATGCTTTAAAAGCAGGCAATAAGCGTCCTGTAATGGGTATTCCTAAAGGCATAAAGCAGGCGGAGAACATCTACCAGAATAACGCCTATGGTACAAGATTGCCGGGTCAAGGCTATTTAGAGAATCAGCTACAGCAATCTACCGCTAACGGAATGAGGGCTATAAGTGAAACAGCACAAGACCCTGCGTCTAAACTGGCGGCAATATCCTCACTATACGGCAATCAAATGGCGGCTCAGGATAAAATAGGTTTTGAGGCAGCAAATAACTACTATGGTAATCAACAGAACCTTGCTCAGTTTCTAGGCGGCACAAAGGCTAATGCTGAAAGAGAGGTGTTTGATTACAACGCGATAAAGCCTTACGAAGAAACAGCAGCAGCAGCAAGCGCATTGGAAGGTGCAAGTCTACAGAATAAATACAAGGGAACGTCGGGACTACTGGGTTCTATAGGGGGTGTAGCGGGATTAGGTATTAATAACGCAGTAGATAAAAATGTTTACGGCGCGATGTATAGGAAGCAAAACCCTAACGCTACTCAGCAAGACATTAATCAGGCATTCATGTCAAGCAAAAGATATGGCACTAACACCCTAAGTTCACAGAGAGCAAGCGGTGGTGGCGACAGGTCAATATACGATAAGTATTTTGGTAAGAAAGACGACGGATTTAGCTTTGAGGACATGTACAATACAAATTATCAATCCGCAACCCCATACATACGCTAATGGCAGACGGAAAAGAAATAGTGTATAGAGGGCTTGAGGGCACAGGCGCAGCTCAGATATACGACAACAACCTTGTCGATAGAGGGCTTGACGAAATCGCTAAGGAAGATGCGCGTAATAATGCGTGGCGACAGAAAGTAGGTCAGGAAATGAAACCTAAGCCCGTAGGTAAACTACCTAATTATAAGATAGATTACACAGCCAAAGACCAGCAATTCCTGCTTGGTGTAGACAATGATATTAAAACCCATCTGGCTAAAAACATCAATCTTGTTACTGACCCGAACAATCAGGAATATTGGGATGGGCAGAAGCTAATGCAACTAGGCATATCATATGGAGCCAAAGCAAAGGAAAATGAAGCCACGTATAATGCAATGGTCAATGATGTAAGCGCTAATCCAACTAAATTTAAAGACGGCGCAATCGACGAACTTAATGCGTGGTATGATGTGCCGCTTGACCAACGTCCGGCTAAACCACCTGTATTGTATAAGGGTGCTACATACGACCCTATAGAGTTCTCAAAAAAGATGAATACCATTATCACTAACCCTGATGTGGTAGATTCTTATGGGATGGATAATAACCTAGGGGCAATAGTTACCAATAAATCCACCGAATATTCATTGCCACGAAAGATAGCATACGGCGCAATAGCGGGAAAGGATAAAATGTTCCGCGATACTTACGAGCCTATCTATGAGGCGCTGCCGGACGATAAAAAACAATCGCTTCAAAAGAAAGCTGATGAAGCTAATAAAAAGGCAGGCGTAGATACATTTACGCCGTTTGACGTGTTCGCTGCTCAACAAACAGAAGTTGCGTCACAATTCAATAAGACACAGGATAAGGGTGTCCAATTCCTGCCTAAAGATATGCGAGGCGGCGGTTCTGGTAACAAGGAAGCAGCACAAACTTTTGCTATGAGGGTTAAGCAGATGATGACTGGTTCGCCTGAAATGTACGGGCAGATGGGTACCCCAAGCGTGGTATCTCCTACTTTAATGGGCGGTGCGCCTACTGTTACTGAAAGAGGAGAAACCCTTGAGTTCCTTAATGGTATGACCATAGGCGAAAAAGCTGATAGTGAAGGTAAGATTGTCAAAGAGGTCATTACTAAAATTGAGTACAAGAATGGGAAGCCTTATGTTTATACTAACAGGGACACAGACGGCAAGCCAATATCAAACCCGCTTGACCTATTACAGAACCTACGAGTTAAAAACAGCGGCTCAAAGGATATGATAGATGAAACTATTAAAATCCTGAAAGAAGACGGCTCACTGGATAGTAATGATACATGGAATAGCGGCGATACAAAATCAGTTCCTAAATCAACTATCAAGAACCTAGTCGGCAAGAAAGGCTACGAAGGGTACACTGAACAAGAATTAATCGAATATTACAAGTCACAAGGATATAACGTAGAATAATGCTGCCACCTCCACCGCCTAAGAGAAGTACTAATAACGGAGATAGCGGAATTTTACCGCCGCCTCCAAAAAAAAAAGATGTCTCCGATGGTATAGAACCTCAGACGGATGGCAGCTCATTATCTGGAACTGGTCAATCACTTTCGCCAGAATATAATAGCGATTTAGCAAATCAAGGTTATCAGTGGGGTGGCGAACCAACGACCACTGTGGGCGTAGTAAGCCCAACAATAGGCAATCAGGCAGAAACTCAACAAGCGGTAAATCCTAGTACTGCAAAAGAAATAGAAAACGTTGTTTATCCTGAATATTCTGGCACTCCAAAGACCGATAGCCCAACGTATGTGTGGGGGGATAGAGAATTAACCCGCGACCAGTTTACGGCCAATATCTCTGACGAAAAAACCATGCAGGATATTTTGCAAGGCAAGCAGGATTTCCAGATACACAACGACCCTAAATTACAAGAATACCTAGCCAAAGCAAAAGACAAGTACGATTCAGACTTGAACTACATGCAATGGAAAGAAAAAGAGTTAGGCATTCCAATAGCAGTATCGCAAGCTGAGAATGCTTTTGTAAAAAGAGCGTCAGAAGTAGTTAGCGGTGCGTTAAAATCTATTTCCATTGGTGGCAGAGAGGTTGATAAGATTTGGGACGGCGAAAAGCCTATCGAGGATTACACCATGTTTAAATTAGGCAAAAAGGTCGATGAAATAATAGACATTGGATTTCCTGAATTGCCTGAATATAAAGACGATGTATTAACGAACGTAGCCGGTATGGCTGGAACCATAACAGGACTAGCCGCTGGTGGTGCTGTTACCCGTTCTTACTCATTACCCGCGGGTATATCTGAGAAAATAGCCGCCAATACTATTACAGCAGGGTTAATTCCTACCGAGATAAGCAGTGGCGCAATGATATTTGGTGGAACTACTGTTGCTGCCCCTGAATATGAAGCAGCGCTAGAGGCCACTGGCGACCCTGATAAAGCATTTAAGGTGTGGATGGCTAACATGGCTATCGGCGCTACTGAAACTGTGCCTATTAATAACTTTCTAAAACGATTAAACGGCGTATCAGGCGGTAAATTCGCCAACATTTTAGCCGAAGGATTTAAAGGTTCGGCAGAAAGCGCAACTCAAGAGGTATTTCAACAACTCGCCAGTAACCTTACCGCGCAACAAACCTATGATTTAACGCGCGAACTCACAGAAGGATTAGCTGAAAGTGCTATGTATGGTGGATTAATGGGCGGTGTGTTTAGTGGAGCAGCAGTTGCTTTGCAATCTAAAGTAGACCAATTGCCACCAAGCCCTGAAAAAGAGCAACTACAAGCAGTAGTGCAGACTTACGAAGAAAAAGCACAAGAAGCATCTACTAAAGATGTAACCGACATAAACGATTACGCTAATACGCCACAGGTTCAAGAATTATTGAAACAAAAGTCTGAGGTAGATGCTGATTTACAAAAACCAAATCCACCAGAAGTAAAAGCAACCCTAGAGCAACAATCAACACAAATTGACGCTCAATTAAAAGAAGCACAGGCGCAAGGACTAAAAGAGAATATTGAAACCGAAGCAGCGCATAAAGTAGCTGACAAAAAACAAATAGAGGTCGAACAGCTAGATACAGCCTTACAGAACGAAACGCTGTCAGAAGCCTCAAAACAGGCATTAATCGGCAAGAAAGAAGCATTAACGCAAGAAGTAGAACAAATACGCTCACAAATACCAGAAAGAACAGTAGTTGAAACAGAAACCATTAATACAAGTGACGGTACGGCAAGTGAAACTATCGGAGTTGCCGCCACCAATGAGCCGGCAGGAGATACAGAAGCAGCTAGACAAGTTAAAGAAGTAAGTGCAGAAATTGCACCAACTGAACCAACAGTCAAAGAAAATGTGACAGTTGAGCCGATTACTTTTAAAACAGGTCGTGGCAGCGCATATCAATTAATCAAAGGCGAAAATGGATACCAAACTATTCGCGATAAAGTAGTTGATGCGGCGCATCCTGACGGCGGCATTCAAGATAAATCCGAACGAACTATTTTTATAGACCCTAAAGATATTGGCGCTGCTACAGAGTTAAGCGCTCAAGGCCACATAAGTTCCGAAGAAGTAGATGCAGGGGATAAGCTAATTATAACCAGAACATTCGAGAATGGGCGCAAGAAGGTTATAGAAATCCCATATCACACTGAACCAACAGTAGGCGACCATCCACTCGAATTATGGAGTGACGCGAAACACTTAGGCAGCAAAATAACTGAGATAAATTCGCCTAATGCTACTTTAGAGCCTGAAAGTAAATTAACCGAACCCGTAAATGTAGTTTCGGATACCGAAAGCAACACCAATAACGTACAAACAACGGAAGTCACAGAAACCGAAGTAATACCCCCTGCAAAAGAATCTGATGTTCCAGAGGGTATGCGTCGCAGGAAATTAGCGGAACGTATTAAAGACAGCACTGAAATATCGCAGGATTTAAAGGACTCGCTAAAGCCTGATGCTGAATTTTACGTGCCAAAATCATTGAATGCAACTGACGCAGAAGTTAAAGCATTGGTTGATTTCTATGGCTTAGAGGCTGCTACTGAATCGGCATTAGACCCGCAATCCAAAATGACTGGCGATACGCGCTCTAGGTTAATGCAATATGGTATTAAAGAATTGGATAAGCAGGCCGCTAAAACCGAAGACCCTATAGAGAAAAACAGGCTGCAAGATAAAGCCAACAAAATAGCTGACGCTTACACTAAGTTTGGAACCGAAGCCGGTCAAACCGTCAACTCATTCAAGGGATGGTCTATTAACTCGGGACGTGGCATAGTAAGGCAGTATGAGAAGACTATTGAAAAAGCCAAACAAAAAGCAGAAGAAAAACTAGAGCCAGTAGTTAAAAAGGTTCGCAAGGCGGTTGATAGCGGGAATAAAAAAGCTGCCGAGAAAGCCGTTGATTCTTTTATGAAAAAGAAAGGTATCAAAGTAGATACGGTATTCGGCTTAACTAAAACGCAAGCCCAAAAAATACAGAAAGACGCACTGTCTGATTTCCGTAAAGCAATGACTACAACCAATAGCGGCGTTAACCCGGAGGCTTTAAAGGCTATGGTTAAATACGGGTACGGGTTAGCAGCGGAAGGCATCATAGATTTCAAACAATGGGCTAGAAGGATGCGCTCAGATTTAGGTGTTGACTTTAAAGATGAAGACTTACTGACTGCATGGAAAGATAACGCAGATGGCAAATCTATTGAGGACAGAATAAATGACAATATTAAGGTTAAGGATATTGTTATCAACCACCTGAAAAATGGCAAGGTAGATGGGCTAAGCGATAAAATTCAATCAGAAATAGGTATTGAGAAAACGATTGCTGATGCTATCGAAACAGAAATAGGCAAAGAATTTACTGTTGCTCAAAAGCAAGAGTTAGATGTAGAGGCTAAAAAGAGTGGTAAAAGAGAGTCCATTCAGGAAGCTATAAGAAGTGGTTCTGCAAGACCAGAAGAAATAATCAATTCATTAAAGAAAGAGTTTAAGATTCCAGAAGTATCGCCAGAGGTAGTTGCCGAACTCATGGAGATGGATGCTAAAAGGCAGCAATTACCAGAAGGTAAAATACAGGACGAGCAAACTATTAAGATGCTTGACCTCATAGCCAGCAAAACCAAAATACCAAAAGCTGACTTAATAATGTCGATATGGTATGCCTCTATACTTTCTGGCCCAGGAACACATATGGTCAACGTTGCAGGTAACTTAGTAAACTCTACTATGGAGGGCGGTATTGACGCAATGGAGCAATTGGCTAAAGGCGACCCTACTTATTTGTTACGTTTAGCGCCATATTTATTCCAGCAAACCAATAAGGCATTCTCTGAATCTAAAGCGGTATGGACAAAAGGTTTAGATTCAAGCAGGAGTGCAGCAATGAATCAAATGCCTAACCCTTTAGAGCAAGTTAAATTCAAAGGCGGCAAAGCAAATCCATTCAATTACTATAAGTATGTTGGGCGTGGACTATCGGCAGTGGATGCTTTTTTCTATTCTATGGCTACAGATTCGCGTTCATTCCTTGAGGCAAACAGAATTGCGCGTGAAGAAGGGTTAAAGGGTCAAAAATTAGTAGACCGAACCAACGAGATACTATATAACAATAAAGAAATAGCAGAAGAAGCCGGGATACAGGCGAGAACAGAACTTGAATTAGCCAGCGAAAAAACGGGTATAAAATTTACAGAGAACGATATTAAGCGTCGCAAGTTCGAGATACTTGAGCAGAAGCGCTTAGACAGGGTATCGAACGCTGCTAAAACGTTTGCTCAACAGGTAACCTATAATTACACCCCTCAAGGTGTATTGGGCATGTTTGCGAAAGTATTTCAATACGCAGGTGACAATTTTAAGCCATTTAAGGCTATTATACCGTTTACCAGAATCGTAGCTAACGTTCTTAACCAGCAGCTAGATTATACGCCATATGGGTACGCAAGGGCATTTGATAAAAGTTTAAGCGGTATATTTTTCCCAGAGGATTTTCAAATAGGTTCTACTGGTGCAAAAACCGTTGAAGAACGAAACAGAAAACTAATAAAAGCATCTATAGGATTGTCTACAATGGCGGGATTATACGCTATGGCAGCTTATTATGACGGACTAGAAGATGACGACCCTAGAAAGAATTACTTTGACATTATTGGACGTGGGCCATCTGACCCGAATAAGAAAGGCCAACTAATGACACAAGGGGTAAAATTCAATTCCCTTAAAATTGGTGACAAGTATATTAACTTCCAATATACCCCTCTAGGATTAATACTAGGACTAACTGGAAACTACAGGGACGCGGTCAAGTATAAAGAGCTGGATAAAAAGGCTATCGACCAAAGATTAGCGTATGCGGCAATGAATATTCCCGGCGCTATACTTGATATGTCATTCTTATCATCGTTATCAGACATGTTATCGTCATTAGGGCGCGAAACAAGCCCCGAAACAGCACAAAACATAGCAACTGGCATGATAGCCCGTAATGCTACTTCTTTTGTGCCAGCAATGTTTAAACAGATAGACAAATGGTTCGACCCAACTATTTATGACGCTACAGATTTTCAGTCAGCTATCCTTAAGGAGATACCGTTTGTTGACGACCAATCAGGACTAAAGCCTAAGCTAAATATATTAGGACAACCAATCTCAAAACAAGGTCGTTTTACTTCGCCACAGAATACAGAGCCAGTTTGGAGATTCTTAGCTAAGAAAGAGATATTCATATCAGCAGCCGGTAGAACCACAACACTAAATGGTCAAGTAATGACACCTGAGCAATACTATGAGTACGTAGAAAAATCAGGCAAAAGAAGCTACGACCAAATTGAATCAATTATTTCTGAGTTAGAATCAATGCCTAAATCAGAGGCTAAGAAGCTAATAGATAAGCTGGTTAAGAAAAACAGAAAGAAAGTCAAGGCTGAAATGGCAGGCGTACAACCAGAATCAGAAGAACAAGAAGAATCTAGCGATAACGGTTATTCTGACGCATATTATAAAGCGTTAGAGAAAGTGTCGAAATAATTCACATACATTTTGCAAAATAATTTTGCACTTTTAAATATTCCGCATATCTTTACGATATGGCTATTACTACCACTCGTAACGTAACAGGAATAAGCACTATCCCATTAGGTACTGCTAAAGCTGGAACCGTGACGGGCGAAACAGTAGGCGGCAGATTCTACCTACGTGGCACTGGAACTGATTTTAATTCATTTCTAAGTATAGCCCGTGATAACGATTACATTTTTGTTGAGTCTGATTACTTGCTATTTCAGGTAAAATCCGTATTCAAAGACGTTATCGAGGTAGACCAAGACCCTACAGCAGTAAGTGGGGCAACATTCACATACGTATATGCTAATCTAGCAAGCTACACTTGCACAAATCAAGGTTCAGCCGATGCTGACTTTGATGGAGCCGTAATGGAAGCGGGAGTAACGGAACAAGACGAAAGGACTGACTACAATCAAGTAAGGCAATCACTTTGCCAAGCTGTTAAGATTGATGGTAGTGGTACTGACTTGTTAATCCGCGAAAGCCTGTAAATGAGTGTAAGAAGTTCAATCTCTAAAAGTTCAGGTGGTGGTGGCGGTCTCCCAACAGGCGGCGAACCAAACGATATTCTATCAATAGACGAGAACGGCGACCCGATTTGGCTATCCTATGTTCCGATTGGTAGCGACTGGCGTTTACGCGAAACCGACGTATCTGATGCAGAAGGCGCAGGCAACCTAATCACAGAGAACAATAATCCCGGCGACTGGACTGAAAAATCTATTGACTACAAGATTGAACCATAGTTAACATCCCTTCTTAGGGCTTTTTAAAAAATGAAACACATTAAAACTAGCCTTATATTATACCTAGTGTTAGGTATATTCGTTGCTCATTCCCAAAACGTACCACCGGGCACACAATCAGCTTGGTCATATGACATATCAGGAAACACTACTACTGGCGTAGGGACATACATGGGCAACAGAACTTATAATGTCAACGGCATGGTTGGCTGGAAAAACCTTGTACAAAGCGCACCGACTACACCGACAGACAGTAATGGATTATTTTTGTCAAAAGACACTAGCTACCTTTGGAGTAATAATATATGGCGCATACTGGGGCCAAGTGTGAGCATCGGTTGCTTAGCGGGTACCGGAACGCGGGTAGTTACGACGAATGCTACAGGTGGGCTGGGGTTTAATAAATTAGAGAATATGGCTTGGGGGTTAACAGGCAACGACGGTACAGACCCTACCATTAATTTTATAGGAACCACTGACGCAGTGGATTTTGTCTTTAAAGCAGACAATACGGATTTCGGTCGGGTTACAAGCATGGGCAGCTGGCAGTTTGGGCAAGACAATGATGTGTCAGGCATTTCTACTTCTATGGCTATAGGAAATGGAGATACCGTATTGGGTAGGGCTTCTGTAGCAACCGGAACGGGGCTATATCTGAATGACATTTACACTTACGCCACGGGTGAATACAATGAACGCAATGTGCCTAATTTACTTTGGGCGCTAGGTAATGGAACGACCTTTGACGACGCGTCGCGTAAAAACGCCATTACAGTACTAAAAAATGGAAACGTAGGCATAGGCACATCAACGCCAAATTATAAATTAGATATACAAGGAGATTTAGGCGTTTACGCTAGTTTGGCGGGGGATGAAACAAGTGTAGTTGTTGTTCCTGGGAGAAGTGAAACACAAATTACCACCTCGCTAGGTGGGTTAAGTTTATTTCAACAAACAGAAGGATTGCAATTTACTGGTTCTGGGGATGTCATTTTGCAATACTCTGTCGGTAATGGTAACGTAGGCATAGGGATGTCTAGTCCGCTAGCCAAACTTGATGTAACGGGCACATTCAGACAACAGTTTGATAACGGCACCACTACAGCAGTAATTACTAATGATGGTAATAATATAAGGCTTACTACTTCTAACAACACATCGGGTGAGCGTACAATATTAAACGTGTATTCTGACGGGATTGGACTTGATTATGACCAAGATAACACCGGAACGCTTACGCAATCTATATTAGCTAATTCTAGTGGATTGTTGTTAAATAGCGGTTCCAATGATAAAAATGTAGGTATAGGTACGACCACACCGATAACAAAACTAGATGTAGCAGGAATTGTTGGAAACGAGGGTTTGCGATTTAAAAGCACTAACTATGGTACGGATAGCGTAGAATTAGAACCACAAGTATATGGATGCGGTTGTGATTGGGACACTTATAAGTCATTAGCTTTTACTGACTATAATAATGACGAAGTAGTATTATCAGTGCCGTATCTAAGTAACGGGGGTGGTGCGTATCTAGGATTAAGCGATAACGTAGGTATTGGAACAACAACCCCTGCCAGTAAATTAACCGTAACCGATGGGGACGTGTATATAACTGACATTGGTAGCGGCGTAATAACTAAAGACGATGATGGCTTTTGCTGGCGTTGTCGCGCGTCTACCGTAGGAGCATTTGAATGCGTAAGTATAACCTGTCCATAAATTAAGAACCATGAAACGTGTATTGCTTGCGCTTTTGTTCCTGATGCCTTTTGCGGCTTTCGCACAAGGCACACTAGCCTACCCGCTCGTAGATATTTTGAAGCTAAAGCGTGTCGCAATAGATGGCTTTTCCGGTGACAGTACCATGTATTTAAACGCCCCAAAGACACGGGTAAACAACTTCCAGATACATATAGGTTCAGCGTGTGCCGGCTGCATATTGCTAGGTACTGATAATAACGGTAATGTTGTTTGGGCGGCTCCATCGACTATGGATATAAGCGCATTTAATAACGATGCCAGTTATATGTCATACAACGACACTGTACCGATGGGTAAGGTGATGACAAGGAGTTCAGCAGAAAACTCAATAGGCATTCTTGAAGATAGTATAGCGGCATTGCGTAATTCAATAAACACTATAAGCCTTACGCCCGGCGCAACCGGTTCTACCGGCGCTACAGGATTGCAAGGCGCTACAGGTTCTAACGGGCTTACCGGAGCCACCGGAACGGCCGGAGTAACTGGTAGTACCGGAACCGTTGGAGCCACGGGCGCAACCGGTGTTATAGGCATAACGGGCAGTACAGGCTTAACAGGCAGTATAGGGGCTACAGGTTTGCAAGGTAGCACCGGCGCGACTGGTAGCACGGGTAGCACTGGCCTCACCGGAGCCAATGGCGTAACAGGCATTACGGGCGCTACCGGCCTCGCTGGTACTACTGGGGCGACTGGAAGTACCGGCACAGCGGGCACAAACGGAACGAATGGGGCTACGGGTGCGACAGGAGCCACGGGTGGAACTGATGGCACATATACACCAACGTTCACCCCTGTAACGAACATTCTTAGTGGTAGTATTACGGGGACGCTAGCAATGTACACCCGCATAGGTAATACAGTGGAGGTATCAGGTACATTCACCTGTACGCCTACATTGATAGGTAATACCACGTTCACTATATCATTACCTGTAGCCTCCAATATGACGGTATCGTATGACCTATCGGGTCAATATGCAAGTGCTAATCTTGTAAGTGTTGGCAACGTTGGCATTACTGGCAATCCAACTACTGACTTAGCAACAGTATCTTTTAGTTCCTTGCTGGCATTAGGCACCGCTACCGTTCCGTATAACTTCACATATCGAGTTAAATAACATGAAACTACTATCTGTACTATTCTTATTGCTGCCGGCAGCGCTGTTTGCACAATGTTCAAGTGGTGGTGGACACGACTTAGCGGGCATCTTATCCATAACCGATGAGCCATGTGAGCAGCAGGTGACAGAAACAAAAGACAGCATCGTAGTAGTACAAAGGTACTGCCTGATGCAAACTGGTGAGTGTATTAAATGCCATCAAGTAATCACACAGCCAAGGAAAGAACAGTATAGGTACGCATTTAAACGGAAGGAATAAGTATATTTAGCAAATGAAAAAGATAATAAAAGCCATAGCGTTTATTTTCCCTACTACAATATGCTACCCTTTGTTTCATCCATATATTGAACCTGTAACACGGTACGAATTTAAAAAGTAATAATGGATAAGGTAACACTAGATAGAATCCAATTGCTTCACCCCAAATTGCGGGTTGAGGCTTTGGCTATTTATACTGAAATATGCGCTGCATTAACAGGTACCGTTATTTGCCGCTTTACCCATACGCTTAGGACGATAAAGGAGCAAAACGACTTGTACGCTATTGGGCGCACTAAGCCGGGTAAAATTGTGACTAATGCTAAAGGCGGCACATCGTACCATAACTACGGACTGGCGATAGATATTTGCTTAATTATCAACGGCAAAGAAGCATCATGGGACACAGTTAAGGATTTTGATGCTGATGGAACTGCTGATTGGATGGAAATAGTACTTATATTTAAGAAGCATGGTTTTGAGTGGGGCGGTGACTGGAAGTTTAAAGACTATCCGCATTTCCAAAAGACTTTCGGATTAACTATAAAGCAATGTCAGGCTTTGGTAACTAAAGAACCTTATATACAGATAGTATGAGCATAAAGAAACCTAAAAGTTGGAGAACGACAGTTTTAGGCTGTATAGGAGCCGTTATAATGGCTGCGGTTCCGTTTTTACAGCAAGACAGCTTTGAAATTTCAAAGGATTGGAAGTATCTTGCCGCTGCTGTATTAATAGCCCTTTATGGTGCTGTGTCAAAAGACGCTCAGGTATCTGGAAATGGAACTAAGCCGCAATAACGATAGAGTGGTAAAGATAGCTATGTGGGTTTTACGGCAATATAACATGACAGAAATAATCTGTGCGGAAAATCTTCAATATCTGCTAAAGAATACTATACTGGTGTCTATTGGGTTCTTTGCTATCGTGGAACTAATAATAGATTATCCTGTACGGCTTATGGCTGTATTTGTTATATTGGGTATATTTTGCGACCTAACTTGTGGAATATGGGCGAATTGCTGGAAGGGTGACGAAAAAATTAGCCCTAAGAAAATAGCAACCTCGATAGGCTATGGAATATACCTAATATCACTGATAGTGCTGCTTTCTTACTTCAAATACATCATTAGCGTGGTGGAACTGAAATGGGGACACGATTTGTTAGTATTCAGCGTAGACGCGCTTTTTATAACGAGTATTAGTATTTTTTTTATATCCCTTGTATTAAACATAGTATCAAATGGCGCAAAAGTTGGAGTATATGGGTGTAGAAGGCTTGCTAAAGTACTAAAATTGAAATTAGACCGAATAAGTGATGACAACGGTAATTAATACATTTTTTGCTCTTTCGCTACTAGGCATAGGTGTGGTGGCTTGTGCGCCTGCTTTCCTTTATGGCAAAAAGCGCCTACAGCCGATGTGGCTGGAGATTAAGCATTTTGTGATGTCGTTGTTTTATCGAACGCATCCATAAATCAGAGTGTATTTTTATCGGTCATAGGTTATTTATCTTTGTGCCAGTCATATATTTCGCCATCTGCGCTTCGGTAGGCGAAGTCGCCAGTGAAGTCATCCAAAAAGTAGTAGCTCAAAGCAACAAAGAAATCTTTAATTGCTGGCGTCATTTCGGAATCTGGAATGCTTAAAGCCTTATTCTGCAATACACGGTACCTTAATGCTTGCTCTGTTTTTATTTCTGTGCTCATACTGTAGGGGTTAATTCGGTTGGGGTGTTAGATTGAAGCATAGTGGACGCAATAGCTTCCCAATAATCATAACCTTGCTCGGTTTCAGCCCATCCAAATGCAGATTTTAACGCCAAATAAAACGTACTATACGACATTAGGTTACTATGCTTATCATCGCTATCTAGCCCGTAATAATATAATGCCTGCTCCCTTATAGGCTCTGGCAATCTATCTAACCATTGTGCTATTGTCATTTCTTGGTGGTTTCAAGTTCAATTATAAAATCAGGCTTGCTTAGCTGTAGGGTGTAGCCGTAGTGGTTGAATAGCTTTACCATGTCGGGGAACTTAGGTACCCATAAGCCTTTCTCATACTTGCGGTAGGCTACCGTGGATACCCCCATGCCTGATGCTGCTTCGCTTTGTTTTTGCTTGTGTAGCTTACGATAGTGGGTTAATAGTTCGGGTGTGGTCATTTTAGTAATAATAATCCCTTAAATGCGCAGGAAATACGTTTCCAATAATTTCGCTTTCAAATTTCATAATACTCTGTTTATTTCCTTTAGAAAGGCATTCCATTCAGACATGTTGCCAATGGTTCCAGTGCAAGCCATACGTTCTATGTGTTCAGCTAAAAGAGGGTATTTTTCAAATGGCTGCTTATTTGCTTCTTCTGCCCCTTTTACTTCCCACCCAACACCAAAAATAGCATCCATTAACTTTTGCTCCTGTGGTGTATATCCATTCTTATTTGTCTCGGTGCTCATATCTATGAGGTTTTAGTCTATCCATTAGTTAATAATACTCTACAATTGTTAACCGCCACTTCAAAGTCAGAGGTTATATCGTAGCGGCTTGATTGCAACATTACCTCAACCGCTTCGCTACCTGTAGAGCATGGGTTAAATTCCCATCCCAAGTTGTTTTCATAGAAATTATACCCGCGCTGCTTCTCTTTACTGTCAATCCAGCAGACGGCTATTGTTTCATGCTCTTTTTTGTCAAGAATAAAATACTTGGCGTTTACTTTAAGCCATTCAAGGGTTAATATTCTTTCTTCTGTTTCTGGTGTCATATGGTTTCTTTTACGTAATCTTCAATTGATAATTCACTGCAAAAACTTTCGTACACATCACCACGTGTTGGTAGCCGGTATTTATACCCCGCAACCTCTAGGGCTTCACATATTGCGCTCCAATACTTATCAAGGTCTTCGTTGTACCAGTTATCTGTTTGTGTGCTCATTATCTATCTAATTGGCTTTCGTTAATGTAAAAGTACATTCCATATTCATGTGAGTTAATAAACTTTTCAGCTTTCTCTCTTGTGCTAAAGCCCTGAATATAACTATCCGTAATTTCTCTAAAAACTAAGTACACTATCATGTTTGTGGTTTTTGTCTTACAAATATAACACAAAGGTTTTGATTTAGCAAGTCTAAAGACGCTATTATATGAAGTAACGTTTCCTTTTACCGCTTCTGCTTCTCGATGAAGTTGGCAAAGTAGGTATTATCCATGTAGCGGAGCGTGTCAAGCAAGTGGGTGCGCTTTAAATCCGTTTTCACCATGCGCCCTTCCTCTATAGCGTCTTTCATCAACTTGCCTGATTCCCAGCGCACTAGCCTCATGTCCTCAATAAGGTTATAGCAGCTGGAATGAAACTTCCTGTTAGGGTGGCGGCCAAGTATCGTATTTGATAAAGTCCGGCTCTCGCTTACATTGGGGTTGGAGCGGGTTACATCAATCTTTGCGGGCTTTAGCACTTGCTGTACTATTTCCCAATCCCGGAACCTGGATGAGGTCTTACGTGCCCAGCCGCTACTATCACCGGTGCATCTTATGTGGCAATGCCCTAACTCGGCTTTAATCCTTTCGCATAGCTTTTCAGTGTTGCTATCGTTCAAATTATATTCCTTGAGCGTATAGTACCAGCCATCCCCGTACTGATGCACAGAGCATGTTATAGGATCTACGTTAAAGTCAAATGACAAGTAAACGGTAAGCCGTGGGTTGATAGTTATTGAATCGTCAATAAAGGATTCATCCCAGCAGTACATAAATGGATTCGTAACCTCTGTATGGCCCCATTCGCCTTTAAAGTATATCCGGTAGTAGTCATAGATGAACACAAAAGTAATCATCGTAATTGGAATTATAAACAAGAGCCTGTCAAGCAACATCATTGTAAAACACTTAAGCAGGTTACCATAAGGACTATTAAAGACAGTATAAGCGTAAAACTAGTAAAGGCAATAGTATAAACATGAGCCTCAAATTTGCGTCGCCCGCCATAGCTTGCTAAATACCTATTATTCCAGAGTGTAATAAATTCCCTCATAAGGTGCGGTTTTTAGCTTTCATATCAAGCAAACCGTTCAATACAGTCAAGATATAATTAGCACCAATTAGGTTAACGATAGGAATAAATGCAACTATCAGTAATGGTTTCTTCTTAAAATTCTCATCCTGCCGGGCTGCCCAAAACGTAAAGCATACAATAACAAGCAATGGGAATACGTATGCAAATACACTAATCCATAAATACTCCTCGTTAGTAAACTCCATAGCCGTGGTTTTGTCCTACAAATATACACCTTGCTTTCTATTGTGCAAATTTTTGTCGTACAAATATTTTACTTCTTTACGTCAATGCGAGTTTTAGCCTTATGACATGACTTGCATAGTCCTTGAAAATTCCACAAACCCATTCCGCCACCGCCTTTATGAACCGGCAATATGTGGTCAACATCATCAAAGCCTTCTACGCCGCAATGTTTACAGAAATCCCCTTGAGTAATATACAACATACGCCGTATAGACGAACTATCAGAGGAGCATAACCGCCATAACCACTCTAATGTAGAAGCACATTCGCTAGAAGACCAGCGCGTTTGACGACCTGTAATCGGTGTTCCGCAGCCACAATCGCATAATCCATCGTTCTTAGGCGGCAATAATCTAGTAAAGAAATTAGATGTCTTTTGTCTGCGGCTGTATGGATTAATAATACCATCAGCAACCAACTTATTAAATCGGGCTAAATCATAATTGGCTACTATTTGTGGTATTGTATCCATGTGTAGAACAAAGCTAAATAGAATTTCCTGTAATGGGCAGGGAGTATTAATACTATAAATGGTAAAAGGTAATTGCTATAGGGTACCTGTGATATAATGAGAGGTGACCTGCGGAAATGTTTCGGGAATACTAATATTGACTATCTCTGCTTGATAACAATCTTGCTTGACAGAGTATATGTGTACTTCGTGCATGTATACCGGGCATTTAATCCGCGAGGGCAAGTCGCTCAATCTCGACCGGGTACATCAACCTCACGAAATCCTAACTTGCCCACCAATTTCAAAACCAAAGCACAAAAGCCAGTCCATACTATAGAACTAAGCTAAAACATGGTTATGACGTAGCGATACATCAATTAATCATGTGTGCTAATGGGAATGACTTACTGTGTGGTATGTGCTAGGCTGTGGTGCTAATGCGAATTATCTCATTAGGTTGCAATACGTCTATGGTTAAGTTATCATACACGCCAGTTAAACGACTAGGTGAATATAACGACTGCTCATACATTGTATGTATTTCAATTAAGTATCTTGTTTGGTTGCTCATAGGGCTAAGGTAATAATATTGCAGTTAACTATATTAGCGATGATAGTTTACAATGCGCCTAATTACATGTTATTTCTGGATTATCGGTGGGGTAGGGGAGGGGCTGAGGCACACTGACATAATGGCTATTTAACATAAACGTGGTTATCGTGGGATTTTGGTAAACGCTGGAAACTTTAAATGTTCCCGCAGTTTCCTATTGCAATCCTCATACCTATGTATTATCTTTGTTGACATAAGTCGCTGCAAATGATTAGTAAAAGCCCACTTTTGGCAAAAGACATACTTAAGGAAGCACGTAAAAGGCGTAAATTGACGCTATCGCAGGCCGCAATAGTTACTAAAATTAAGGCATCGACACTATCAAGGTATGAAAACGGCAACAGAAAGATATCAGCAGATGACTTTATAAGTATTTTGGGTTATTATAGTGCTCATATTGCCATTATTGAGGCAGATTTTCTATTAACTTGACATTACCTGCTGGAATATGCACACAAAAGGCATGTTTTGGCAATTATTATGAGTGAAAACAGGTGCAAGAAACAGTCAAAATCCCTTAACGGAAACTTTAAACACACTGAAAGTTTCCATAGTTCCTATATTTTAGCGGTAAATAGTTGATATTCACAGCGTGAGCAATGCGAAGTCATACGCCTATAAGACTAGCGGATATAATACTCCTGAGCGTGATACACAGAAGTCTGTCCCTGCTATCACTGCTTATCTTCATGAGCGTAGGCGCATCTATACACTTGTCCTGCATGAATTATGCCCTCCCCGCCCTTCGGGGTCTACTGATAGACGTAAACGTATCTTAGATGATATTGTACACTCTGACTTAGATACACTTCTTTACTGTGTTGGTCTGGATATGCGTGAGATAGTCATTATTATAGGCTGTGATTTACTCGATAATACTGGCCTGCCTTTAGTTGAAGGCCTTTCAAAGCGTGAGTTTAACCGCATGGATAAATTAGGTCTATTAGGTATCCGCAAGCGTGGGCGTGTTGAGGTCGAAGGCAAATACTATGATACAGCACGAATATCTGATAAAGGCTTAAAGCTATGCGCACGTATTGGTGAGCTTGTGCGCAAGGTTGCGCAAGATTACCGATAATAACAAAGCCCCGCATTACTGCAAGGGCTTTGTTTAATTGTTGTTACTGGTGTTAGCTCTTAACTAATATCCGTAACGCTATAGATAGGGCTTCGTATGCATCTCCTATTAATTTGTCTTTGTTGTGGCGGTCAGGATGTGCGCCTACTAGCCCCATTGCTTGCGCTATGTGTAATATTGCATCCTTTCTGCTCTTATCTTCTTGCTCTTTCATTCTGTTATGTTTAGTGGCTAGTTATTTGATTTTCTTTCTAAAGCTAGCGGTTACTACATAATCACATAGTTCACTACCATAAGCCTCAATCCAATTTTGGGCTTGTGCGCTTTATATCCTGCTTATTATTACAATAATGAACCTCGCAATACTTCCCGCTACTTATTACTAATTGGTGCCCTCCGGTGCTGTGTTATAGGCTTGATGTCTTTATAGTGCTCATATAATTTCCCTTGTGGTTATTGTAGTTACTTTTACTATGCGGGTTTGGTATGCCTCAAATAGTTCGCTTGCTGCTGTCTTTGCCGCTTCACTTAATGTATCTTCAAGTATGGTGCATTGCGCCCAATTCTCATGCTTTGGGCTTTTGTATTCAATTTGGTAGTATTCCGTTGTTTCTGTCTTTGTGCTCATGGGTTAGATTTCTGTGATTATTATTTTAGGCATGTCATACGCTACATAGTAAGACCCTTTTATTTTCGTCTCTCCTATTTCCTGCAACTTATTAAATACTTCGCTGTGCTTACCCTTGTGCGCTGCGGTATTAGCGCCAACTTCACAAATAAATTTAGGGATGTTCTTTTCTACCCTGTAAACAAGTAGTGTGTAATTCGTGCCGCCCGTCTTTAGCCGCCTTTCTGATACTGTGGTGAATATGTAGCTTTTCATAAGTCCGTTTTTTGTTTCGATTATTAATACGTCAAACCTACATAAATGTTTTCATTTCTGCAAATTTATTTTTGCATGAAATTTATTTTTAGTGCTCAAATACAGTCGTAGTGCAGATTTATTGCTGAAAGAAAATTTATTTTGAATTATTTTCTGTAAAACATTTGGATTTATGGTTCCGATTGTATTATGTTTGTGGAGAAGAAAATAACAACTAATCAATCACAATTACGTAAACAGATAAAACGCAACTTTATGACACCTACCAAATTAAACTTCTCAGGCGTGAAACATGATGTATACGATTTCCACAATATACACGTAAAAAGAAACAATAAATTACTTTTCGTAAGGGCAAGCGAGGTTAATATAAATGAAAGCGTATATACAATAGATGGCTACCTAATGGGTCAAAGACTTAATTAACCGAAACGGGTTTAGTCCCGTCTATGTCTACCCCATAAAGGACATACTGAGGAGAAGGGAATTAACTAATAAACTAAAAAAAATTGCACCAATGAAAGACAAGAAAGAAGTATTCAACCTGGCTAATGGCAATATACTAATTGTTGAATATGGTTTATTAACCACTAATTCGTCCCCATATTTTTCTATTACCGGCAGTCTGTACGAAAAACAACCGCTAACAGATAGAAACATGATTTCGTGCAGTTGTATACATGATGATATACTAGACAATGCGCCACAATTTACTGACCTTGTAGCATTGCACCTATCAGGCATTGACGGCACACCAATGTATGTAGTAGAGAATGGTTTTTATCACTTTCAAACTGCTATTGGAACAGCACAATATCATACTAAAGAGGACGGAGATAGGGAGAAGTACACCAAAGTAGTAGCCGACCATTTACGTATCTCATTAGTAGATGCAACGGCACTAATTGAACGACTGGAAAAACTTACACCAAGCCAGCAAAAAATGGAGTTTACGGAATTTGTAGTAAAACAGCGTGAGCGCTGGAATAAAGAAGCACAGGACGCAGTATCTAAATACGGCTTAACAGCTTAACAACTTCCAATCCCTGCAATAATTCATAACACGTAAAAACTAAACCCATGAATAAATCAAAACAATTGCGTCAGCTACTTAAGGAATTAGGCTATATAGACAATACGCTTATTAATGAATCTATGCAAGCATTTGAAAACAGTAAACCAATAGCGCATCCCTTAATAAACCTCATAGCGGACAGGCTGCGTGTTAGCGCATGGGAAAATACAGCAGACAAGATAAAGAGCGATTTAAACACTTTAAAGAAGGCCAGTAAGCTAATCCAGCAATTACATGCCGATACTAACGCATAAGAAAGGACGATACAGATTAGAGCATATTTAAAAAAACTAACGATGAAAAACAAGGAAATACTAACGGCGGCATTAAATGCGCTAGGCTACCCTGAAAAGCAACATTCTGCCATAATCGAAAAGTGTAATACTGGCGATTTTGGCAACCCGCTAACACTGTACATTGTAGCCACCATAAACAGCAGCGATGATACCGGCATGATAGAGGCAGACTTTGAAGATGTGCGGGAGATACTGCAAAACGTTATTGACGCAATACAAAACCTAACCCATGAAAAAGGACACAACAATAACCGAAGTGCAATTTCTAGTTAATGACAAAGAACACGGATTCGATGATGTCTTTGCTTTTTTCCCAAAAGAAAACTATAACGATTTTTCAGACCAAACGAAAAACTCGTACACCCATATCGGTCAACATGGGCCATGTCACGTAGACTATGCAGCAGAAAGCAGACCAGCGACACCGGAAGAATACAAAGACCTGAAAAGTGAACTTGAATCATTGGGGTATAACTTGAAAATTGTGCAGCTATGAATATAAGGCAAAGATACCGCCTATCAGATATAGCGCTTGCTATTCAAAAAGTGCGAGATAATTGGGAGCGACTAACGTTAAGCGAAGACCCTATTTATGAAGTGGCGAAACTCAATCTTATGTGCCAAAGTGATGCGCAGATAGTACTAACCATTGTTAAAAGCGAAAAACTAACCACAGCATGAAGATAAAATACACCGACTGGCTTAATCTTGACAAAAGCAAGAAAGACGAGCTAAGAAGTAAAAACGAAGTTGTTTACCCGAAATCAATAGGCGCAAAACTCACTTTGGTGCCAAAACAAATAAAACTAGGATTGTGAAATACGCAAAAACTCACCCTGCTTTTAATTGGCGGGAATATGTCGAGAAAATACCACAAGGCGAAACTAATTGCATTTCGTGGGCATGGAGGCTAAACGGAGAGCGTATTAAATTTGACAAACTAGTAAAACTAGGGTATTACCAAAAACGTAGCTCAAAAGGCATTGACGCATTTACAAGAACCGGTAAAAGTTGGGCAGAACCACATTATACATTATAACAATGGAATTTACTAACGATAAAAAGTAGGCCATGAGCGATAGTAAGAAAAGAACAATAACCCGCATGCTAGGTATTGCCTCAATGATGGGCGCAACTGGATTATTTACGGAAGATAGGATACCAAAGAAGGGCGAAGAAAAGCCGTTTGAAGACTCATATTTACCATATGCAATAGAATTAAAACCGCATCATGGAGGCGAACGATATTTAGGAAAACCAAAAACTAAGCAACCATACGGCACAAAATGGTTAGGGGATACTGAAAACTTAACCGTGCGCCCATTTCAGACTGGCAAACTGAATCGGGAAATATTAGTTTATGGTGAAACCGAAGCAAAAGCACTAAAGAATTTAAAACTGAAACTAAAACACGAGAAATGAGGCCACGTCAATACTATATCGCATTTTATTCCAATAAGCTAGAATCTTGGGTTTACCATTCTCGATAGCTAATACGGACGGCTGGAATAAAACATTAGAAGCAAATACTGACGGTTATGGGGCCGCAGGACTAAGATACGCGGCACGTTGGGCTAACTACATGGAGAAAGAAATAGCAAATGGCAATCAACTGTCAGACATAGCCGAACAAACAAGCAGTGAAGCAGATAAAGAAGGTATAACTGGCTTTCAATACGGATGTGCGTTATCTATTCTTACGCAAGTTTGGGCACACGGGGCAGAACTTAAAAAATGGAAGGAGGCTCAAAGATGAAAGCCATCCTGCAACTAATCCGTGGCGAAATCAGAGAGGAGCCGCCATATTATAGTCCCTTGAGGTGCTATAAAGCCAAAGATGCAAAATTTAATGACTGGGCTTTACATATTTCACAACAACTAAAACTCAAAAAATGAAAAGAATATCACTATCAGATTTACAGGCAGTAATGCAATACGCCAAAGAAAAAAGCGAAAAAGCAGTAGGCTATTCTCATAAAATACAGGATTTTTGGGATGGCGTTTATCAAGACGCAAATGATGAATTTATCACTCGATTGCGTGAAATAGGATATAATGAATACGAATATTAAAACCAATAAAATTATGAAGAAGCAGAAATTAGGCGACATCACCAGAAAAGTAAAAGACGCGTTATTAAACCCTAGCGAAATCCTAGTGATTGAAACACTTAGCAACAGGGCTATGACGGCAGCGGAATTATCAGCTATTCTAAAACGTGCACCAGGGTCGATAAGCACTACCTGTGTTAGCCTGAAATCTAAAGGCTACCTAACCAGCGAAAGAAATGGCACAGACTATCGCACCAACGTCTATAAAGTAGACCACGAGAAAGTAGCCGCATTAACTGAACGCTTGCAAAACGCTGTAGAGTAATTTCAAATAACCGCTTAAAACTAAACGACAATGGACACAATGACATTTATGGATATGGTTCGCCACGAAGTTGAGCAACTGAAAATCCACCTAACAGACGAGCAAAAAGGGAAACTGGATAAAGCCACGTTTAAGCCCACTCATTCAGAACATTGCGTATATGGGCAAATAACAGGGGATTGCTTTTCACATGAGGCTGCCAAATTGGTAGATGCTTGTGCGGTAAGTATTGGTGTTGCCGATTGTCCTCTTGATGTTAAATCGTTTGATTTGCCACCTAGCGAAAGGGGGTTTTTTGACGGGTACGCGCCTATAGGATTCACCCCACTAGAAAAATACATCTACGGCTCTCCTAAACACAACATCCTAGAATATCTGAAAGGCGAGGCTGATACACTACAACTTGAAAAAATTACCCCTTGACCCCATCGGAGCGCACCTACTGGCAGCTACGACAATAAAGTACACTGCCTTTTTATCCCACTACGCAAGGGAAAGTGATAGTAGGGCGGTACAGTACAAAGAGTATTTAAATAATGCAAACAACAAGCTAAAACCACAGAGATGAAATACGCAATAATTAGTGAATTATATGAAGAAATTGCACACTTGAAAAGCTTATGCAGTACGGGGCCCTACCCAATGGAGGCGCACGACTTTGACAGTATTGAGACGGTATATAAGATGCTTTTAAGCTCACACGAGCCCGATGAAGTGTACGAGGTAAAGCGCATACACAACGCTACCACAATAGAGCCATCACGTACTATGATTGCGGCAATGGCTATGCAGGGTATGATAGCTTCATTTGAGCGTAACCTACAGTTAGTGATTTCAAACTCTAAAAGCTCAGGTTGGAAAGTAATATATCCGCCTGAAACAGTTGCTGAGCATTCAGCTAAATACGCTGATGCCCTTTTATTGGAGCTTGCTAAACCTGTGGCGCAATGATAGACTTCAATAATATAACGGTAGAAAAGGCAAATGAATACAACAATCTACTTACTAGGTTACAGCCTCAACTGGAAGATTTCCTGCCGAATTGGGAAGAAGCCGATGCGCTAACAATATACTCTGTGTGCCCAGGATACATAGAAGAAATTGTATCCTTTTGGATGGATTGGGATGCGAGAAAGCAAAAAGACTTCTGCCTTGTGATTGGAGTATTTGTATGGATTAGAGATAGCGAAGAACTTAAAAACGCTTTGCAAAGGCATTACAAAGCCTAAAGCCATGAAGCCACACCCACTAGATAACGCCGGGCTTAAAAACTAAATAAAATGATAGGGATAAATCTAAATAAACAAGGTCAATTCTCAATAAAAGGGACAAAGCACTTTAACTCTGTATCAGCAATAGGTAGCTACGAAATTATTAACGGTAAGCCGGTAATTCAGAAACTAGAGATTGAAATTGACCGAGATACTATGAATTGCGGGTTAACAATTGAGAGCAACAAGGTTACGGGCTATTGGGGTAGAAATGAATCATTTGCCATAAAGAATGATAGATGGCTTGTGTATTTCGGACTATATACCGACCCGCCAAATATCAAGGTGGACTTTAATCAAAAGGTGGTCAATATTAAACTTCAACCAGTAAAAATTACACAATGAAACAGGACAACGAAACGCTAAATACCGGCTTCTACGACGATGTAGTGCCAAAATGGAGAGAAATGCAAGACTTTATCAACCTATGGGCACCGTTCATGGTAGATAGAGAAACTGGATACATCTGCTTATCCGACTTTTTGATAGGCGAACTTGAAAAGAAATACAACTTAAGTAAAAAATAGTCCAACTTTAATTTGGCAGTTGCATTTTATTGCCGATATTTGGTGTAGAATATATGACGTATGGAACACGTCTTTCTAAAATACTACAGCCCTATTAACTTGACGCAAGTTCCATTTGCCGACTAGTTTCTAGGGCTTCTTTTTTATGCCTGAGCAAAATATAATATGGCGACCAATAGTTGGTTTCAATGGAAAATACTTGGTAAGCAATACAGGTCAAGTAAAATCTACAATCAGGGGCAATATCTTTAAAAACCAAGTTCAACAACCTGGATATTGCAGAATAGTTCTGTACTTAGATAAAAAGCCTTACACCTCTCAAGTACACCGCTTGGTCGCACAAGCGTTTATATCAAACCCCGAAAACAAGAAAGAAGTTAACCATAAAAATGGTTGCAAAACAGACAACAGGGTTGAAAACTTAGAGTGGTGTACTGCAAGCGAGAATCAGAAACATGCATATAAATATTTGGGAAGAATCCCTCAAACAGGAGAGAAGTGTGGACACGCTAAATTTACTAACAACCAAGTAGCTTTAATTAGAAAAGAACATGCCCCGGGTAATTTTTCGATAAAAGACTTGTGTCTTAAATATCCTATATCCTACTGCGGGATGCGTAATATTGTTAATTACACTACATATAGATTTTAATACAACCACGACCACAAGAAAGATTGCACCGGGATTTTTATTTTACAAAACTTAAAGAGCATAATGAAATTCAAGATACTAAAAGGAACACCAACGTTTGAGAAACTGCAAGGCTTGTATCAGTTAATAATAAGCATTAACAAAAAGACAAAAGCCTTGGTTGAACGACTGGGCGCTGAACAATTTTTAAGAAACGACAATTATCTAGCAGGTGCGCCAATAGGATTCCAGTTTGACAAATGCCCTGACGGCTGGAAAAGCGAAGGTCAAGGTTGCTATTTTCCTAAAGCAAACCTTAAAGCCAACAAACCACTACTTGCTGAGATAAAGGCACTCCCGAAATTAGATAAACAAGAACTTTTAACTATACTAGGTTACAAGCCGATGCAACGAGGTAAGGGTAATATTATTTACTTTTCACCATCTTTCAGGTGGGGTAACGAGTTTTGCTTACTTGAAGTCCAAGAGGATATTAAATTTACCCCTAACGCTGACATGATAGAAATTCTTAGCAGCGAGTATAAGACATTATCTAACCAAATAGACTTAGAGCCATGAATACCGACACATTACGTAAACTCGCAGCCTACATCGGCGCAAAATGCGAATACACAAAACGCGCAATATCTTACAGTGGAGAGTTTGGATTTGATGAATTGTCGCTATTACAGTTTAATCCCCCTTCCGATTTCAAAGTCCACCTGAGAACAATTGATAGTATCACAGAAGGCGAATTGGCAGATATTTATGATGAATTTATTGATAAGGTATCCGATTTTACAGCAAAATTCTCATACAGCGCTGAATCGAAAGCAAGTATTGTTTCTAGCTACTTAAATGGCGGTAGACAGCTTTATTTAGACCAAGCCAATATTTTGCTTAATATTTGCCGTAACCACTTTATCCTAGTAGACGACATTCCCCTTGAACTTGTAAAAATTATTAACTAATGGGAGCGCACAAGAACATCAAACAACTAGCCGAAGAATGGTACGATAACAATTCTGACAGCCTAGTTATAGAACACACTTACAGCGATATAATCACAACATTCGAAGCAGGTTACAAAGCCGCTTCTGAGGGAATGTATTCGCTTGACCAAGTAATTCAGATGATTTCCGATGAACGCGATAGGTGCATGGAGATATGTCAGACCCATATAATAAAACCAAACGACATACGAGCGCTAACAGTTGCAATGGAAATCAATAATAAAATAGCAAACCGCACACAAGAAGGTTCGCAGCCATTAACTGATAGGATTCGCCAAGAACTACTAAATGCTGGAATATGATAATCACAAAAGGAACAATCAACGATAACGCATGGGTAAATAACACATGGTTGGCACCATACTTTAAATACCCTGTAACGCTGCGAAAGTTTATTACTGGCAGGATTGACTTACTTCTTGATGGTGAATGGTATGAACGTGTTGATGGTGAGTATTTAACGTCTAATGGTTATTAATATACTATTGAAAAACTTATAACGACCACACCATGAAAACGATACGCGAACATTTGGAAACTTTGCCGGAGCCATACCGCGCTCAGGCGTTAGAGAATCATGCTGCCTATCCGATGCCTAATGCTCCTGAATCATTTGAAAGCCTTTTAGAGGCATTTTATTGGGCTTTTGATTGGGATGGCTCAACTGAGAGATTTGATTACTGGTGCGAACTTTCTGACCGCATCGAATCCAACACACTTTAACTACAGTTTTAACCAGTAAAGAGAGAAGTAATATGCAGTACAGTATTTCCTTTAACCAAAAAGCAGCCGTTGATAGCAAGTTGCCACTGGATGTTATAGATTTATCAATCCTTGCTTTCATTAAGGATTTTACGCATACTGGAAACTGTAACCATGTAAATTTTGGCGGTAAATCATATTACTGGATTAGCCATAAGCTAATAATCGATAACATGCCGTGTTTAGGTATAACTTCTAAGAGCGGTATCTTTAAAAGAGTTAAAAAACTATGCGAATTAAAGGTACTTACGGCGCATCCAGACAATCAAATACTATCATCGTCTTACTATACTTTTGGCGACAATTATTCAGCATTATTTTTCTCAACATCTACCGAACAAAAAAACGACTTGTCACCTACGCCTGAAAGTATGCACCCTACGCCTGAAAAGCCGAAGGGCTACTCCCGAAAAGGCATAGCCCCTACGCCTGAAAAGGTAGAGTACTATAAATACTACTTAGATAATGGGAATAAAGAACAAACTATTAAGGTTCCAAGTGATTTTTTGAAATCTTCTGAGGCAGAAAAAGAACGGTACTTAATTTTCCAAAGGCAGATTGAAGAAGAATATCAAAAGGTTTATCAGTTAGAACCGATAAGTATTAAAATATTAACCAACTGTTGTGTGATTTACGGCAAAGAAACAGTTATGGATAAAATAGGGGCTATGGAAAATTGCGCTGATTTGCTGAAAAAATATAGTAGCGCAGGGCTTACTCTTAAAACTTGGCTAAAAAGAGAATTAACGCTGGAACAAAAACGGGCACAGAAAAAGGGATGATACGCAATATTTGGAACGAGATAGATTTCAAGGGGCGCGCAAGTGGACAGCACAAATTTATTTGCCCCAATTGCAGCCACACTCGCAAGGATAAGAAAGACCCTTGCTTGTCAGTGAACCTCAATGAGCAAACATACAATTGTCATAACTGCGGCGCTACCGGCTGCAAACTAAGACCAGTGAGAGAGAAAAAAGAACCTGTTATTTTACCAAAATTAAACACCTCCGATTTGAGCGATAAAACGTTCAAGTATCTGAACGAGGTTCGTATGATTTCTAATACAACAATCAAGCGCAACAGGATTACCGAAGGTCAGTATTTTATGCGAGGTGAGAATATGAATTGCATTTGGTTTAATTACTATGTGGATGGGCAGCACACGAATACTAAATTCAGGAGCGGAAAGAAGCAGTTCGCACAAGTATCTAATGCTGATAAGCACTTTTATAAGGTTGATGATTTAGTAGGGCAAACCGAGGCGCTGATTTCGGAAGGTGAATTTGACGCCTTGTCATGGGAAGAAGCAGGATTCTTAAATTGCGTATCGGTTCCTGATGGAGCATTGCAGCCTACCCAAAATCATAGTGATAAGAAGTTTGAGTATATCGACAATGATATTGATAAGTTTGCCACTATTGAACGGATTTACTTAACTACGGATAATGATGCGCCGGGTATTGCTTTGCAGAAAGAGTTATCGCGTAGGTTTGGTAGAGAGCGTTGTTATATCATTGATTTAGGTGAATACAAGGACGCTAACGAAGTTTTGCAGAAGCTAGGCCGCTTTGATGGTTGCGAGTATTTGAAAGCCGCTAAAGAAGCCGCAAAGCCTTACCCACTGGAAGGGGTGCAAACAGTGGATGATTTAGCCGCCTCTGTGTTTGAGATTTATGTAAATGGCATTGATAATGGCGCAGGTATAGGATTTGGCTCACTGGATGAGCATGTTCGATGGCTAGTTGGGTGGTTTTATTTAATTACTGGCGTGCCATCACATGGGAAAAGCTCGTGGTTAGACCAAGTGCTTTGTAAGCTAATGGAAAGGGAATGGAAGTTTGCTATATTTTCTCCCGAACATGCCCCTGAGTTACACCTACATAGAATGGCTAAAATAATATCTGGTAAAGCGTTTTGGGGCACTGAAAGAATGTCTTCTGACGAGTTAGAGGATATTTTATATCAGCTAAATAAGAGGTTGTTTTTTATACGCCCAGACGACGAGGACTTTTCACTAGATAATATCCTAAAACTATCCCGTCAGTTAGTGGCGCGGCATGGTATTAAGGGTTTAGTTATCGACCCGTGGAATACACTAGACCACCAGGGAGCAGGAAGGGATAAGGGCGATTATATAAGCAATGCCCTTAGTAAGATTAATGTATTTAAGCTACGTAATGATTGCTCCGTATTTCTAGTGGCGCATCCGACTAAAATGCAGAAGAATGATGACGGTACATATAAGGTTCCAACCGGTTATAACATTAGTGATAGCGCTCACTTCTATAACAAATGCGATATAGGGATTACCGTTTACCGAAACGATAATAATATCGTTGACGTAGAGATGTGGAAGGTAAAATTTGAAGGACTAATAGGCAAGAAAGGAACCGTCCAGTTTACATACGATAAGATTAATAATCGTTACACAGAGTATAGTGAGTTCCAGCAAGTTCAAGACACTCGATACGAAGTCGAGAACAACCGAAAGATAGCAAGACTCACAGAGGAGCCTAAAATTTCAAACGTACCTTTTTGATATGATAAAAGCAATCAACACATTTTATAACGGACATTATTTTCGTAGCCGCACAGAAGCTAGGTGGGCTGTATATTTTGACACGTTAGGTGTAAAATGGCTCTATGAAGTAGAGGGGTATGAATTAGGCGATGGCGTTAGATATTTGCCTGATTTTTATTTTCCAGACTTTGACTTTTACCTAGAAGTGAAGCGAGAGAATTTTGGTGATTCTGACCTACCAAGATGGAAGGAGTTTGTTATGCAATCACAGAAGTCGCTAGTGATAATGGAGGGGTTACCGATGGTAGATAAACTAGGCGCGTTATTAGAAATACAATACGGGCAAGTGCTCCACACAGAAGGTATATTTATATTTGGGCATATAACAGGGAAAGACGTATTCTACGCTGGTAATCTTTATGATTACTCCGAAATTTATCAAGAAGCTGTTATCGCTGCTAGATGTGCAAGATTTGAATTTTTAGATAATCAACAAACCAAATCACAACATGAGAACAATCAAATTCAGAGGTAAAAAATTAGACAACAAAGAATGGGTCTATGGCGACTTAGTTCACGGTCAGGGCTATAAGGAAGGTAAGATGTTTATTTTGCCGCAAACACAATATTACCCACAAGGTTGCCATAGTCTTGATGGATGGGATGTTGACCCTGATACCGTTGGGCAGTTTAGTGACTTAGTAGACATTAACAGGAAAGAAATTTACGAAGGACATCGCGTTAATTGCAATAATGTAGTTGTGACCGAAAGTGTATTGGACGCAGAAGTGGTATTTGTTATGGGTGCATTCAGGGATAACTACAATGGATATGTGCTTGCTGACGCTTACCGTAATATTGAAATCATCGGCGACATTTACTCACAACCCATATCCACAAACCCATGATAACCGATATAATAAAAGACCTGAAAGAGAAACGGGATAATTGTGAAATATCAGACCGAGAAATGGCCTACGATTACGCCATAACCAAACTTGAAGAACTTATTGCGGCCAATACGGTGGTAACATACGAGGTAAAAGAAGTGAAGGGACATTATGGAAACCCGCTAGAATACGATACGCTTTCTCATGCTGAGAAAATACAGATAGTAGAAGGGGGTAAAATATTCGAGCGCACCACCATATCAATAACCGAAACCCACGATAAAGAGCTATGAGACAGACAAAAATAAGGAAAGAAGTAGAGCTATTGTTCGAACTTAATTTTGGCGACTATTCATGCTTTAAGTGGAAATATATAGACGAAGATGAAGATTCTTGTACCCTTCAATTTGTCTATGAGGGCTATAGCGAGTATGTATCATTGGAGTTAATGCTATCCCTAGATGACCAAGATGTTTTACACCTACATACGCTGAGTGAAAATTACCAAGACATTACTGACCCAAAGGATTTATTCAGAGAATTATTCTTGGTAGCGTTAAATGAGGCTCACTACTATAAATGCCATGCCGAATGAAAGAGCAACACGAATTATTCTCCGCATTAGAGGAGATAACAGGAATTACACGGGAGCAGATAATGAGCAAAAGCCGCAAACAAAATATCGGCGATGCTAAGAAATTGTTGCAGCTAGTATTAAGACATGATGCAAAGTGGACTTTTAAGAAAGTAGCGAAGTTTTTTGATTGCGACCATAGTAGCGTTATCCACAATAATAACGTATTGTTAGGGTTGCTTGAAAATGATTCCAAGATAAGGGCTCAATACGAAACGTTGCGAGTTAAGTTGCAATTCTTTGGGGAGATAAAAGAAAGGCCAGTAGCTTCTTATTTTGCGCTACCAGCAAAGCACTATAAGCACGCAAATAGACAAATAATTTAACCACTTAAAACCACGATATGAAAACGACAAAATATGAGTTTGATGATTTCGATTTGAAATCCTTTTGCGAGCAATTAGCCGCAGATGCAGAATTTCATCTTGAATACGATGGTGAATTAAACACCAGAACTTTAGCTAGAAGCTATCAAAATACGCTTGAAGACTTACTAAAATCATTTATAATAGAATAATATGAAGACACTAAAAGAAGTAACCAAAGAAATCGAAACCACAATGGCCGATATTGCAGCACAGCGAGGCATACAAAATAGCAGCAAGGATGAAGACAAGATAGAAAAAGCTAGGCTTAAAGAGAAGCGTCTATCTAAACACCTGAAATTTCTGACTACTGCGAAATTGTATCTTGAAAAGACCCCTAGAGAGGGTTTTATCCAAGAAACAATAGATAAGACCGAAGCCGCTATTCAAGAAATAAACACAAGAGCGCCACGACTAGAACAGTTCGAAGGACGAGAGTATGCGCTAGAATTGTATAAGGCAGCACTAAAGCAACATAACGACGAATACCGCTTATCAGATAAGAAAAAGCACCTTAAATTGCCGTACTACTTATTGAACAAAAATATTACCAATAATCCATGACAAAGCCAAAGTACGTTATCGGCATAGATGGCGGTGTTAATACTGGCTACGCTGTGTATGACCGTATAGAACGTAAATTAACCACTGTATTCACTACAGATTTTTGGGGAGCGGTACGACTACTTGATTTGGTCGCCGCTCCTGAAAATATTGCTGATTATGAGGTCTACATCGAGAACCCATCAGGAAACGCGCCTACGTTCGCGAAACAGGGCGCAAAAGGCATGTTAGTGTATAATAAGATAAGTCAAAATGTAGGGGCCAATAAAAGAGAGGCAATACTCTTGATTGAGTACTGCCGGTTAAAGGGAATTAAGGTTACGCCAGTTCGACCAAATAAATCAAGCATGACTAAATTATCGGCTGATAAATTTCAGAAGATTACAGGGTATGTAGGTAGAACTTCGGAGCACTCACGCGACGCTAGCATGATGATTTTTGGGCGTTAGTCGCACATTGTAACGGCGGTTGTGGCTATTAAATAAGGTTAAGCGGCAACTAAGATGCCTTTTGTTTATCTATCGCCGCATAAATCTTATCCCATGAGGCTTGAATATCACGCTCATACCAGCCTACTTTATAGGCATTGTAGCATTGGTTTGCTTGACGCTCGTTAGGCTCTGTGATAAAAAACTCCTTTATAAACTCCTCTTTCGTTTTCATAGTGATATAATTGTTTCTTTAACAAGCCTCTCAATAACTCTGTATTTATGAAAGTGACCAGCGTTATCCTCCTCGTCCTCGGCTATTAATGCTAAAGCCTGGGCCAAAGTGTCGCATTCTCCGATATTATACCACTCTTTCTCTCCCTTTGGCTTGCGTTGGCTGATAAATATGGTTGTATGTGTCATGGTTGTGTAGATTTAGTGTTGTTAAAATATTCAGAATGTATTATACTGGTTTTGTCACCTGATTTTTTAACTATCCTATAATTCCAATAGGTTGTCGGAAGGCGCTCAGATTTAAACCGCTCTATAGCGGCTAATGCCTCTGCTTTACTTCCGTAGTCGGTATCTATCGCAGTCCAAATGCCAATGCCGATTCTTTCAGGCGTGAATGTTGTCATTTTATCTGTTTTTGAAGTTCGATTAATTCTTTTACTGCTTTGGTGTTCTCTTGGGTGTAATGGTTGCTTATAATTGATAGTATCGCCATTTGAAGCGTTATTCTACTATTCCCGCCTGTATAGCCCATCTTATTGTCTGTAACTCTAGTGCTATCTTTTCCATGTTGTTGTTTTATTGAGGTAAGGTTTCGTCTTTTGTAAAGTATTTATTTACGCCGCTATTAAGTAGATTGGCAATCTTGTTCTGATGCTCCACGTAACCTAGCAGGGCTTTTAGTATAGTCGCCTTTTGTTCTTCTATTTCGTGAGGTAGCGCCCATGAGGCATAAGCCATGCGCCAGTCGCTACCAAACATTGCTTCAAAATTATCAAGCCACTTATAGTTTGCTTTAGCTATGCGCCTACCATTCCGGGTTTCTGTTTTCTCTATTACATAGCTGCTTGCGGTTTCTTTCGCTTCTCGTTCTACTAATTCAAAGGTTATCCCGCTTTCTCTTATTGTGCCTATTACTCGTGTAAGTATCATGTTGTTGATTTGTACAGCGAAGATAATTTGAATAATCGGAATGCGCAAGTGAAAAGAAAAATAAAATAATTATGTGGTCGGTATTGACAATACAAAACAATGGGCTATCTTTGCTATTAACAAAACGGAATTATAGATGCCAAAGTTATACGGTACCACATTGCAAGTTGCTTCTGAGTTTTTAAAAGGGGTAAGTAATGAGCCTAGAAAATTACCAAAAGGAATAAACGTTCATTCTTTGCGCCGGATTATTTCTGGTCATTATAGGAAACAGTATTCAGTGTATAGGCACCCAAGCGGAACGTACTTTATTATTAAAAATACCTCACCCGAAAACAACGAAAAATAATGCACCCCGACAAAATAAACCAACCAAAATCACCGCCGTCATTATATGATGAATATGCGGAAACAATCACTGCGTTACGCAAACTAATGACCGAAACACACCACCAAGCAGAACGTGGCGCTGGAATGATATTAACGCATAAACAACTTATAGAGTGGCGCGTTGCTACAGAGGATGTAATTATTCTCGGAGATACTATTTTACCTTTGCTTAAGGCTTATGACGAGAAAAATAACGCACTATGAAAGTAGAAAAAATCATAGAAGTCGCTAGCAAGCTGTTCAATAAATATCAAGACGAAGGCCATGTTGTTTTGACAGAATGGGACAATAAAGAAGATACTGATTTGTTTGGTATTTATAACCCTATTTATTGTGACGATGACCTATCTAAATTCCCGCCTGACTATGTGGTTTGCAAATCACATGACGGTGATACCTATGGGTATATGATTGGCTATACGTCAGGTGGCGGCTATGACGAGCAGCCTATATTTGACTATCAAGATTATTGGAAAAACAAACACGATAAGCCATTTTTAAACCCATACTCTGCGATGGTAGCTTTGGTCGAGGTAGTTGTTCTGAACGATATTCTACTGTCTGCGCATATCGAAGAAGAAATCGCTGAATACGAAGAAGACCACGGAATATGAAAGACCTAATCGAAATACTAATTGCCGCGATTGAGAAAGCGACATCATTAAAGGGATGGACGCTTACTGATACCACTGATGATAACTATGTTTTTCATACCTCTGATGAATCATGGGATTATGAGTTTTTGGTCGGTGTTAGGAATTACTACTTTGTTGAAGCCTCAATGAAATACGGTGATGACGGCACTAATCACGGATGTAAATTCTTCACGGATTATTACGTGCAGCACCTCAAAGAAAACGGGATTTAACCACTAAATAAACACCAAATGGAAAATTACAAAGGAATTAAGGGGCATTACGATAGCGTATTCGCATCAAAGCTAGATGCAATTCAAGATGATTGGCTGTCTCATGTGACCGCCAATGATACCGAAATAGCTATGGTTTATGGCACAACAAAAGAGGAAGCCGAGGCTACTGCCCAATTGTTTTCAGCCAGCAAAGATATGGCAAAAATACTCATAGACATGATAAAGCGGGCAGACAACTTTAAAGATTCCGTTGGTGATAACATTTACAACAGCGCAAAGGAAGCGCTTGAAAAAGCAGGGATTGAGATTTAACCACTAAGGAGATAGAGATGGAAGAAATTTGGAAAGATGTAGTCGGGTATGAGGGACGGTATATGATTAGTAGCTTGGGGAATATCCGAAGCAATACTTCGCATGGTAAAGGAAGACTGCTGTCCTTTAAAAACAAGTCTGTCTATTGCAAGGTGACATTTTATAAAGAAAAAATAAAGTCCCATATTTTAGTTCATCGTCTTGTCGCTATGCACTTTATTCCTAACCCCGATAATAAAGCTACTGTGAACCACATTTCAGGCGATAAAGCAGACAATCGTGTCATTAACTTAGAATGGTGTACACAGAAAGAAAATATAAAGCACTCATTCGAGGTTCTAAAAACAAACTACAGTAACAGGAAACAAAAGCCAGTGCTGCAATGTAGCACAAGTGGGGATACAATAAAAGAATGGAAGAACATAAAAGAGGTGGCAGAATACTATGGGGTGTGCTATTCAGCAGTAAACAATGCGGTTATTGGATATTCTGATAGATTTAGGGGCTTTTAAATGGAAATATAAAACAGAAACCGTATGACACGAGAAGAATATATAGCCCTAGACGCGATTAACTATAGCCTGCTTAAGCAGTACCTTAAAAGCCCGAAGCACTTTAAGGCTGCATGGGATAATCGCAAGGACGACAATAAGGAAACGGAAGCTAGGATTATAGGCAAAGCAATACACAAACTTGCTTTGGAGCCTGCTAGTTTTAAGGATGAATATGCCTATCTTGATGCAGACAAGCGCCCTGAGTTAGATAAGGATTTTAGGAACGCAAAGAACCGCGACTGGCGTAAAGAACAATTATCTTTAATGGACGGTAAAAGCGTGTTGGATAAAGAGGATTGGAGCACCGTGGTATCAATGGGCGGCTCAATAGCTGATTGCGATGCTGCTATGAGATTATTAAGCGGCTGCAAAACAGAAGCTATAATACAATGGACTGACGCGCAAACAGGGATTAAGTTAAAAGCAATAGTGGACTTCTATAATGACCAGCGCCAATTTCCTATACACGGCGACCTTAAATCGTTAGAAGACGGTAGCCCTAGCGGAGTTAGCGGATTTATAAGCAAGTGGCAAACATACTTACAATTAGCTATGTATGGTGAGGGATTGCAAGCGGTTACAGGCAAGCCATTTGATAATCCATTTATTATTACTTGCGAGAAGTCAGAACCATACATATGCCAACCATACTTTCTTGACCAAGCAAGTTACAATTTAGGCAAGCAGGTTTTTAGGTCGCTATTAAACCTACACAAGCAATGCTTAGAGAAGAAAGAATGGAAGGGCTACGACGTTACGGTTAAACCAGAGGATGTGCATAGCGGTGTTTTGGTAGCACATTTGCCGGACTATGTTTTTAACAAAATAGAAAACAGTTTTTTACTACAAAACAATTAAGACATGAAAGAGATTAAGCAGTTTTTTGAACAAGATAATGTTAAAGCAAAGTTTGTAGAGCTGCTTGGCAAAAGAGCGCCACAGTTCATAACCTCTGTGCTACAGATAACAGCCAGCAATTCGTTATTAGCCAATGCAGACCCAATGAGCGTGTATAATGCAGCGGCAACAGCAGCTACACTGGATTTACCTATAAATAATAACCTAGGGTTCGCGTACATAGTACCATACAATCAAAAGCAGCCTGACGGCTCATATAAGCAAGTAGCTCAGTGTCAAATTTCATACCGTGGGTTCACGCAATTAGCGCTCCGTAGCGGGCAGTTTCAGACAATATCAGCCTCTCCTATCTATGAAGGGCAGTTGGCATCTAGCAACCCACTTTTAGGCTATGTTTTTGACTTTGAAAAGAAGACATCTGACAAGATAATAGGGTTTGCTGCTTATTTCCGCCTGCTTAATGGGTTTGAGAAGACTTTTTACATGACTACAGAGCAACTAAAGGCTCATGGGCTAAAGTACAGCCAAACGTACAAGAAGAAGTACGGGCTTTGGGAAACTGACTTTGATGCGATGGCGCTCAAAACCGTGATAAAATTACTGCTATCTAAGTTTGCGCCTTTGTCAATCGAAATGCAAAAAGCCGTACTTGCTGACCAAGGAATCATAACGGCGCTAGAAACAGCCGAAGAACCAATGCAGGTTGAATATATCGACAACGACCCTGATGCTGAGAAGAAAGAGCAAGCGGATAAAATCCAGAACGTAATGTCAGAAGGCAAATAACCTACATAACGCAAAACCTTGAACGATGAGATACTTAATGTGGATACCAGTAGTAGGCGTTATAGCGTGGGTATATATAGCGATGCAATCAGAAGACTACCAGATTTCTATCACTGAGTTTACTTTGTGTGGGGTATGGTTTCTTGTTCAGTTCTTCTTTTTTATATGGCTAATATGAAAATCCTACAAGCCAGCGATGCTGATTTAATCGAACTTGCGATGCTATTAGTCCCGCATTCAAAGGGGTTCAGTATTATTCGTGAAGAAGCCTATAATACTTATAGGTTTTATTGTGATAGCAACTATCCTGATTTGCGTTTAGTAATAATGGCTAACAAAGAAACGGGTGAAATTACAATATCGGGCGCGCCAGTTCCGCTTTTGGCAGTCGGTAAATTTTTAAGAGCAAAATCACTAATCTAAAACAAACAATATGAGCATACTAGGAATGATTAACGCATTATTTGGCGGCATTAAAGCAAAAGAGAAAGAACCTCAATTACAAAAAGACCCAAGACGTAATATTAAGCCTGAGCAGTCGCTTAGTCGCTCAAATAACCTGCCTTACAAGCCGCAGTTTAATAATCGTAGTTACGACGCGTTCAGCGACCCATTAAATCCGTTAAGTCCATTTTATATCGGGCATAGTAGCCACGATTCCAGTAACAACCATACGTCATCAACCGATAGCGATTCGTTCTCAGGATTCGGCGGAGGTTCTTTCAGCGGTGGCGGTGGTGGTGGAAGTTGGGATTCCGGTTCATCCGATAGCAGCAGTAGTTATGATAGCGGTTCTTCTGATTCGGGTTCATCTTCATGCGACTAATATGAAAAAGAGACCACTAAGCCCACTACAGCAAAAAAATCAAGACCGTATCGACAACTTCAAGAAGGTGACGCAGCCGATAATTGATAAGACGCTAAATGACACGCTCAAATTAGCTTACAAGGGCGGCGAGCAAATCCCTATATTCACGATAAAAGGTATTGATAAGGTTTTTCACAGCGAAGAAGAAGCCAATAAGCATATTCTTGACCTAGGCGGCGGCAAGGTTACTCTGATTGACGGCGATACTGAAAGAAAGTATAGGATTATTCCGGAGCCACAACTATCAGAATCAGCAGTTCACGCTATTATTACGATTATCCGCAACAGAATAGACGGAGCATTATCAGCAGCGGATGTAGATGAAGCGCTTACTGACTTAGATGTGATGTATAGGTTGACAGGTAATGAGTTATTTAACCAAGCCTTGATTGAGGCGCAAAATGATATAACAGCATGAATTTTCACGACTTCCACATAGGCCAACAAGTAGTGTCGCTATCTAATTTTGATGCAGTTAAGAAACTATACCCTGATATTAAGTATCCTAATATCAACATCACATATACAGTGCGTACTATTAGCGATAGACCGGAGCAACAATGGAGAGGCATAACGCTAGTGGAGCTCATTAACTATGATTTGTGGACACATGGCGATGATACACATTACGAAGAGGTGCATTTTTACGCCGGTAATTTTGCGCCACTTGACGAAATGCATTCCGCTGAACAAGCAGTCGCCGAATTAATTGAATCACTTGAAATGGTAGAGATATGACAATCGAAGAAGGAAATGTGCTAATAGCAAAATTCCTAGGGTGGGAATACGTTGGCTACGGGACTAAACTTCATCGGGAGTTAGGTAAGGCTGGATGGTACACCTATATAGTGAGAGATACCGATGGAAGGGTTCTTACTGGTTATCCATTTTGCAGAACACATAAGCAATTAAGGTTCTGTAATTCATGGAACGCTATAATGTCAGTTGTAGACAAAATAGAATCCCTAACATCTGAGAGCGGTGGTAAGTATCTCATTATAATCGGCGGTCACAACCAATGTCAAATCATCGACCAACATTTCAGAAGCGACGAAACGCCGTACTATTACTTCAATGATGCTACCGAGAGCACTAAATTACTGGCGGTTTATGTTGCTGCGGTGAATTTTATTCAATGGTATAATCAAAAAGAGAAGAAATGAAAGCATTAATATTACTCCTTCTGCCACTATCAATGACGGGTCAGACATTTGAAGATTGCCAAGGAAAGGGCTGTCCGGGATGGTATGAATATATTGAGCAATGGTATGACTTACGAGGGAATTGCCATACCGATACAACTTGGGCAGATGATTTTGACAGATACCATGAAGAACAATGCGCATTATATGGGCATACGTTTCCAGCGATAATGGTATTAAACGGTCAAGATGTTTTACAGCCATCGAGTTATTCAATATCTGTAGCAGATAGTTCAGGTGGGGTATGGGTTGAGAGAATATATTATTGCATGCGTTGCTTCGGTAGATTTACTCAAAAGTATTATCAACGCCCTACTGTATATAGTTCTTTAATAAAAACATCCAAATGAAACTGTTAATACTATTTCTTTTACCGCTGCCAGTGATGGGGCAAATATTGTCCGAGAAATTGGAAATGATACAGAAAACAGAAGCCGATTTTAAACGCTTTTCGGATAGCCTAGATAGGGTGACAGATAGCTTGTGTTATCACAGAGGGCACATTCCCGTTGCATATGAAGCGCATGTTTGGCATCCTATAACTGATTACACAGGGTTTAAAGATGATAGCCAATTTCATTGGGTCAGGCAATGGCAATATTTCGATGAAGCGGACAGTAGCGGATATATTTACACAGAACAAGGCTTTACAGAAATAAGATGCATACGGTGCCATGAATTACTTAATACCGAACCTGTAGAGATATATAAGACTGTAACTACATGGCGCAGGAAAATAAATAACCCATACTGATGAAGCAATTCCTAAAGCGCCTATTTTGCGACCATACGTTCACAATTCACAGCATAAGTAGTATTAATGGCTTCAAGAAAGTTACAGCCTACAAATGCGTTAAATGCGGTAAAATAAGCACTCAGGGATATGGGATATGAATCAGGATGGCGCGCTATACCGAAGCCGGAAAAGCAGCCGAAGAAACAATCGAAAGGATTAATTAAAAAGCCCAAATCCGCCACGGGCGAAAAGGCTTTATTTGATAAACTATACAAAGAAAGTAATAAGCGGTGCCAGATAACCGATAAACCGCTATTGCCGCCTGAACATGACCTATATATTAGACAATTTTCCCATTGCCTCACAAAAGCTGCTTATCCAAGTTATCGCTTAGAGCCTAGTAATATTGTGCTTATGCTGCCAGAATGCCACTATGATTGGGAGTTTAATCGTCACAAGATTAAAGGCGACCCGAAATGGCAATGGCACTTTGAACTTGAGGAAGAATTAAAAGAGCAATATCATAAATGAAAAATACCCCACCAAAGCAGGGTATTAGTACATTGCCGCCAATGCGCCATGAATAATTTACGGGGCTACGCTCTACGTAGGGGTTAAATCAGCAACGCACTCCACTATACAGATGAATACAAGTCCACTTCAAGGAGCATCTGTGCTAGTTTATTGAACGGCTCGCAGAAATGTCTTCCTGTTCACTCACTCCCCAACCTTGAAGTCTTTTACGCCTTTAGTCCGCTAACGAACTCTATGATTTTATTTTTGCCGTATTCCTTGGCTAAGTCTATTAGTTTGTTTGCGAACTCATCTACGTTGGTGCTGTCGAGCCATTTATTGTGTTCATCTACAACCTTATTGAAGGTATCGATATTTACGGGGTGGTACATTCCAAGCAAGACTACTCTGTTTCTCCTGGGGGATGTAACGCGATGTTTCTTGCCAGTAACAATCGTAGCTACACGGGCTGTAATGTAAGCACCAGCTTTTTTAAGGGCTTTTTGCAATTGCTCCTCAGTGCTGTCAAGGCTAATATGCGTTGATTTTTCGAATATCTTCATATTTATTGGTTGTTGTTTAGTAGGTGAATATCTGCCAGTCGTTAGCTAATAGGTCAGTCTGTGACGCAAGCCATCCGTTAACTATAGTTCCGTCAGCAGCCTTCATACAGATGTATTCAGTGAATTTGATTTTAGTTAGTCCCTGTTCAGAACCAGCCTCTTTTGCATCCTGTGCAGCGTAGTAATCCTTTAGGCTTTTAGGCAAAGATTTTACCTTCTCAATAATAAATCCTACTTCAAGTTCGTCAGCAGGCCTTGTAAATAGAAACATGCCTTTGCCGTTCCATCCTACTCGGGTTACAAGTTCGCCATCCTTTAGTAGCTGTAGGGCGGCACTAAACGATAAATTTTCTTTTGTTCTTAGCACTGGTGTTGTGTTATCCATAATGGTTGTTGTTTAGTCTGTAAACTTAGACATTTTCTTGAATGTAAATCGGAACCCGTCATTATCGGTGTATGTGGTGTCGCCGTTATCGTTCTTAGGAAATGGCTTTGGTTTTGGCACAAAGCCAATATGTGCGCCACACCAAGTAGCTAGTCCGTTGTAGATATGGAACCAGTTGTCGCCTACTCTGTGGCATAGCGCTTCCATCAATCTTGAAAATCTTCACGGTTACGGTCGGCAACCTTCATCGCTTCTTTAACTACGCTTACAGTTAAAAGCATATCGCCACCATTAGGGCATTTAACGTATAGGCGCTCTTTGTCGCTTTCGCCGAAGACAAAAGTCTTATTGTGTACCCATCGCGGAATAGCTGGTGTTTGATGCTGCTGTGCTTTACAAAGCGCGTACATAATAACAGCTCCGACTAAAATCCCGATTCCAAGAAATGCTATAGTCATAAATAGTGATTTTATACTCCAAAGATAGAAAAATATTTGAAGGATGGAAATTTGTACGACAAAATGTTTTAGATTTGAGGTATGGAAGGATTAATTATTGCATTAACAGTAATAGGAGGCTTCGCTTGTGGATACGCATTTTATCATGTATGGGAACTGTTGCAATGAAACCAGCATGCATCAACTGCTTCTGGTTTTCAAAAAACACTGTTTGCTATATAGCTGACAAATTAGTCGAGCCTACTATGAGTTGCTTAGACTTTTCTAAGGCTGGGTTGTCGGTTATAAAAGAACGTGAAGAACAATTAAAGGATAAGAAATGAATAAGGTATTTTTCGATACAGAGTTTATTGAAGGCTCAATATCCAAGAAAGGAGTAATCGGTTATGTACAGCGATTCCTACACCGGAGGGGCATAATTAAGTTGCCGTGGTCTATACAATTAGTAAGTATAGGGCTGGTGTTTGAACACGGGAAAGGCATTTATCTCCTTAATAAGGACTTTAACCCGCATGATGCCGACCAATGGGTAAGGGATAATGTATTGGCTAAATTGCCGCCTCGCAAAACACCACACAGGGGATTTCCGCACATTGAACTTGATACCCCTGAGTGGAAATCGTTATCTGAAATAAGGGACATCCTAATTTACGAACTTGACGGGACAGATAATGAATTTTGGACTTATTATGCCGCCTATGATTGGGTTGTATTTTGTTCCATATTCGGCAGAATGATTGACTTACCCAAAGGCTATCCGATGTTCTGTATGGATTTGAAGCAATTAATGGAGTCGAAAGGATTAACAAAGGAATGGAAGCAAGCAGTTTGCCCTGACCCTGTTGGTGAGCACGACGCCTTAGTTGATGCTAAATGGAATAAAAAACTATACGATATTATCGCCGAGAGAGAAGCTGCTTTAAATACAAATTCGGCAAAATAACCTCCTTGCCTGTGACGCTACTAAGAATCGATGCGCAATTATTAGAAGCAGGATTATATACACTTCCGCGTTTAGCTTCTATACTATCTATATTAATACCCTCTACTGGAACGAATATCATATTTTTAAGCATGTGTCTACGTAACGGCACCTTTGTATAGACGTTCTTCTGAAATGTATAAATATATCCATTTGCTATCAAGGCGCACCCCGAAACTTCTGTCCCATTCCATGTAGTTAGGAACTGCCAAAAATTACTAGGCCTAAAGAACGCCACTACAATTCCTCCCACATACTCTGTAGCTAAACCCTTTAGCGAGTGCTTATAATCCAGCCATAAACCTAGAGTTAGGCCAAAAACGATAGGTACCAACGATAGCGCTATTGATAGGTTGTATCTTTCGCTTAAAAATAGGTAATCAGGAATATCATAAGCCAAAGTAGCCGTGTATGTGATGCAAGCAATTGTCGCCACTCTTTCTTTAGTCTTATACATTAAGCAACCAATAAACACCCATGCAATACATCGGCTAACTATAATGCATAAGTCATTTACATAGAATGAGAAGTCACCCTCAAAAAGAAGGTCGAAGTAGTTTAGTACTACTCCGACCAATATGATTATAAATGTGACTATTTTAAGGTTCATTACCTATGGACTTTAATAGGGCATCTCTTGCGTCTACCGCGTTTTACGGGAAGCATGCTAACCGCTCTATGGATTATTACGCTTGTCATGCTAGGAACGGTTGAACTCTTAGGTAAAGGCCATTCAGGTTATCATTTACCGCTTCTATTTTAGAGCCTGCTTGAAACAGGTAGGTTATTTTGTTGTTGATAGATACTGGCGAATGCGAGAAATCATTTGCAACCGTCAATGTGCCTGAATCCGGCGCTAAGTATTCTACATAAACAGCGTCGCCTTTCTTAAGGGTGTTCATGGTTGAACTTGCTTCAATTGCTATGTCGCAGTTCGGGGTAAAGCTCATTTCTTCGTATCCTGATGGCATATTTTTTTCTTGCGAATATAGCGCGAAACTTTGAATATGTGGGTTAAAGTTTTGTGAAATATTATTTGGTTGTTTGAAAACATTGTATTACATTTGTGACATGGAAACTGAGCAGATGAAGTTTTACAAAGAACTTGCGAGGCGTGTAACTCGTAATGGGGTGCCTCGTGATATTGAAATATCTAAGCAGGTTTCGCAATATGCTATCAGCGAGTTAAGCGTTGTAAGATATTTAACCCATAAAAATAATATAAAAACCTCATAAAATGAACATCCAAGCAGCAATAGACAAAATTAGTCAAATTAACCAAGAGCAACCATCAGAAGTTAAATCAACAGTCTTAAAAGAGGCGGTTAGTGCTGCCGTCCATCAGTTGCGTAAATCGAGAACTAAGTTAAGCGATATGAAGCGTAAGGGCATAAAGATAATACCATGAGTAAGCTATGCAAACAGAAAGAACACGCTTGGGAGCAGATGCAGGATATGCCACGCCGCTATAAATGCACCATTTGCAATGTTATCGGTAAGATTCGTTGTAGTATGAAAAATAAAGGGACTAAAGTTTTGCCAATTCAATAATAAACCGCATTTATGAAAGAAGGAGAAATAGTAGTACTGGATAGTGGCCGCAAAAATGGTGGGCCTGTTAGGCTGGTAAAATTACGCCAATTTTATGCCCGTGTTAAAGACGAACAAACAGGCGAAGAATGGGACGTAATGAAGTTTCGGTTAGACTCATTTGATGAAAAATATAAGCAATCCAAGCAGTACAAGGAATTATTGTTTCAAGGTCAAAATATGCACCCTGATATAAATCACCCAGACAGATGAAAGCATATCAAGAACAAGAAACGTACATATCAGAGGCCATTAGGCAGCTTAATAACCTAGGCTGTGACCATGACAGAGGTATAATTAAAGAATATTTTCAAGACGAATGGCCTATTGAAGATGCAGTTTATGATATAGCGTCAAAGCAAACTGACATTGAACTATAAAATAATCCGCACATGACAATAGCGCAAAAGAAGAGAGCAGCTAGGATATTTGCTTTCTCTATATTGTGGAATTGCATTCCAAGCATAACCGATGAGGATTCTGATGAAGCAGCAGAGGTTTTGTTGTGCTTAAACGATTACGTACACCATAACTTGCAAAAGTTAAAAAGCGATGGCGTATCTGATTTAGGAAGGGCAATCGAACAAGTTAAAAAAGCAAAATGAGCCGACCATACAAGCAAGACTTAACAGCAAAAATAATAATCCGCGTACATCCAGATACAAAAGCGGCAGTCGTTAAGGCCGCAGGGAAAAGAACAATCAGCGATGAATTAAGACCGGATATTGAGAAGAAATATTTGAAACCTGATTTTATAATTGAACTTGAAACCACCAAGAAATGACAATAGCACAATGGTTAGATAGATTGCCAGAGCCTATA